CGCGGCGTTGGCGCTCACCATCGAACACCAGAAAGAACCTGGCCAACTTTTCGCGCGTCCTACTTGAACCCCGCCCCTACCTATTTGAATTTGATCGCACACAGGACCCTCTTGGCCCTCCTTTAGGAACTAACTGAACCGTCTCAGTATTTGCTCGCCGCGCTTCTTCATCGCGAAGTTCATCGCGTCTTTGAATCCCGTTCGTATCGCATTGTCCATAACGTATTTGAAGTCTTGATAGAACGGTACGCTTGCCTTTATTTGTACTGATGGCTTGAAGGCATACGCTCGATGTAATTGACCACCACGACCGACGAATATACCCGTCTTTGTTATTCGTAGCGCACGCTTAGGGGTTCTCGCGATTATTGCCTTAGGCGTTTGAGACGCCCAGACACCGCGTGCGCCCTTGCGAATGTTAGTGGCATCAGGAATAGCTATACGCGGTCCGCTCACTCGCTTAGTTCCACCTTCCGCGTGCGCCTTTAGATGACCGTGTCCTATGCTATCGTATATCGCGACTTCGAGATTGTTCTTGTTCGCCTTCTCTACTCGGAGCGCCGCATTAATAAAGCTAGCATTACGTACCTGTACATGACTAGGCCAAGTATCAGATACTAATACTTGTCGTGTCTTAAAAGCACCATCGTTCAATAAGTTCGCTATCACATATGGCAATTCGCTAGCCATGCCATTTATTTCTTCTGAGGCTTTCTTAAAATCCTCAATACTGAAGTTTACAGTTACTTCAGGCATCACAATCCTTTCACAATTTGAATTACGCTTGCGACAACGAGGAGAATTACAACAACATTAATCAGAGACATAGGCGTAGGCAATAAACGAAATTCTTCTATGTCGGCTATTTCCTGATCATTAAGTTCACGCAGACTTAAGTCATCTCGAAACATCATCAAATAATCACATCCTAAACAACGCATAGCGCCGCCTGGACTCGGAATTTCGCCGCGAACCTCCGAAAAGACGCGCCCGCACTTCAAGCAATGTACGGACGCGCCCTTTGCAGTCCTCACCGGATTACGCGAACCGAATGAGCCGACGCTTATGACGGAACGCGAACGCGAGACCCACGAAGCCGAGAAGCATCATCACCCAAGTGCTCGGTTCTGGTACTGCGGGAGCCACCGGCGTAAGCGAACCGCCAGCGCCATCAATCTGCGACAGCAATACGTTCCCAGAAAGCGAAGTGAACAGATAGAAGTCAAACGGGATGCCAGGAACGAAATGCTCACTCTCATCGTTCGTCCCGCTCCCAACTACGGTCGTAAACGTCGTTAGGTTGGAGCTATTCGATCCGAGCACGATCCATTTTTCGCCAAGCGGCAAGCCAGACGGAGTTACCGAGTTCATCTGCCAGCTAAACGAGTTTGCTCCGGCGTTCACAGCATTGCTAAAGTTCACAAGGATCGCGGAACCAAACGTGATCTCATTCTCGCCTGACCTATCATTAGTCAAGCCGAGGCCAATCTCATCTGCTCCGCCATTCTTCTCGAACAAATCGGTGGCGGTGCCAAATCCTACGCCTGTCAAGCCAAACGCAGTAATGCCCAAACCGACATCACCAGTAATCGCGGAAAAGCTTTCCGACGTTCCGACGTTCGCTCCAGGAGGCGCTACACCACCCGACATATCCCAAGTCGTTTGAGCTTGCGCGGCCGTCACACCTAGCGCAATAGCAGCGCCTAGCAACAAGGTTTGTAGTTTCATTCCTAGTCTCCTTTTCGCCATTCCCCATGGCGACACGTACGCCCCAAAATAGACATAGCTACCGCGTACGGGTTGAATCGACCAACCCCATTACGCCTCCCAGTTTCCGCGACCTACTACAACGCAAGTTCTAGGTCGCTGCCTTTTATCACAACAGGCACCCATCCGCCGAGAATGTTCATCAAGACCCGTTCGCTCTCATGCGGAGCAATACCTGCGTACAAACCAGTCAAATCCTTAAAGTGCCCAGAACGGACGCGCACTTGGTCGCCTACGCGAAACCTCGGCGGCAATTCGATCTTGCCTCCGTCAGTCTCAACGGATCGGAGCGATTCAATAAAGTCCGTTGGCAATCGCGCCGGACTTTCTCCACACAACAACAATCGCAACACCCCGATGGTACTCATGATCCGATGCCAATGCTCCGCGATAACGACAAACACATAACCACGGAACAGCGGGACTAGTCGATTTGAATTCGTTGAAGCCGCGACCTTCGGCAGATAGACTTGAAAAGATTGGCGACGGAGATGGGTGAGTGCTTTGTCTTCACAAAGCGGATAGGTTTGTATGACTGACCAGTATTCGTTCACCAGAACATTCCGCCGCCCAAGGAAAGTCGAAAGGAACATCGTGACGTCTCGGCTACTATCCGATTTGCAACCGGAAGGAAAGGGGCGACTGAAATTCCAAATTCCATTTTTTAGGCAATTTCGTGAACCTCTATACGGTTTCCTTCTGTCCTATTCCTTCTCGCGCGCGCGTACTTCACGAAAAGGGTATAAAAATGGAATTTGGAACACCTCGAAACGGTATGCCGATAACGCTCCGATCAAGAAGTTCAGTAATTGCAGCGATCAGTACAAACTTGGTATCAGCTAACGTCTTCGTTCGCCTCCGCTTTTAGAATTATCCTCCGTTTTTTTCGCGGATGGCTTCCCGAAGTCGAATTTCGGAGTAAGCTAGACCTTAGCTCTCATCTTCCTACTACATATCAGTAATTCATGTTGCCAGCGTTCTAAGTCCTACTCAAGTCTGAGGGAGGCTGTCGGATGTCGGACCGCAAGCGCGACGGAGCCAAATACGCAGAGGGTCTCTATAAAAATATTCCGCCGCTCCGCGCCTATATAGAGCGGATCGGAGCGGAGGAATTAAATTTCCGCCGCTTTATGAAGCGGCTTTATTTTAATCACTACTACGCGGAAAAATGTACGATTTCAATCACGAACGAAGGTGACATAAAGGTCTCTGCGCCTAACGCGATAGATGTTAGCGAGTTCAAGCCTACGTCCGAAGAAGCTTCCGAGATCAAGGCAGCGCTAGCCGAAGTCATGAAGGACTGGCCAACTTGCGTACCTACAACTGACGCTGCGGTATCTCGACTCATCCGCGAGCAAAATCTTAACCGGGACGATGTGTACATATTCTACACGCGTAAGCCGGAAGCGAAAGGATCAGACGTCATATTCGTTCAGTATCGCGTGATAATTGACGGCAAAAAGAACTACATTCCGTATTCTTATTGGAGTCATGGTAAGTGGCTACGCATGGAGCCTGAAGGTCCGCTTCCGTTTTGGAAGCCGCGTGAGAAGACCAAGAATTTAATCATGGTACATGAAGGCGCGAAGACTGCGCGCTATGTGACTGACTTGCTAGGCGACAAGAAGCGACTAGCAAGTCATCCATGGGGCGAGCGTCTCGCGGAGTATGAGCACTGGGGAATGATCGGCGGGGCATTATCGCCCCATCGATCAGACTATGAGGAGATAAAGCAAGCGCAGCCAACGCAGCTAGTTTATTCCTGCGATAATGACGACAATGGTAAATCGGTTCTTCAGCGGTTCTCTTCCTTTGTGCGGTTGAAGTTAACTGGGATTGCATACGACAGCCGTTTCCCACCAGCGTGGGACCTAGCTGATCCTATGCCAGAAACTCTATATGATTATGATCAAAAGAATCAACTACAATATCGCGGTCCTGCGCTAACTGAGTTTGAAAAGCCAGCCACATGGGCGACAGAGACCATCCCAACTGAAGGAAAAGGAAGGCCCAACTATATAATACGTTCGGACTTCGCTTCTGAATGGTATCATTGCGTTAAGCCAGAAATATTTATTCATGGTAAACACTCACACATTATGTTCTCCGCTTCCGAGTTCAATAATTATGTCCGTCCGTTCTCCAACGTAAATGATACTGCGTCTCTGCTATTAGCCTCCGACGGTAGTAAAGCGGTGGATATGATCTATTCTCCAGCGCACCCTCCGGGTCCATTTCTTTCTACAAAGCAGAGAGGAATTAACACACACAAGGGAACGACTATTGTTTCCGCCAAGAATGCTACGGATGAGGATGCGAAGCCATTTATTGAATTCATGGAGTATCTAGTTCCTGATAAAACAGATCGTGATAATTTGCTACGATGGTGTTTTACGCTTCTCGCTAGACCGGACGTGAAGATGCACTATGGCGTCCTTCTTATCAGCGAGGGTCAAGGCAAAGGAAAGTCTACGCTTGGCGAAAAAATACTAGGTCCGTTAGTCGGTAAGCACAATATGTCGTCGCCAGGAGCGGGTGAAATAGTTGATTCGGCTTTTAATGATTGGTGCGCGCATAAACGCCTTGCGGTTGTACATGAGATTTATGAAGGCCATTCTTCAAAAGCGTATAACAAACTAAAGAGTATAATTACAGATGCTACAATCTCTATCAATAAAAAGTATCAAGCGCCATACGAGATCGAGAATTGGCTTCATATCTTCGCTTGTAGTAACTCAGAACGCGCTCTGCATCTATCAGATGATGATCGGCGCTGGTTCATCCCAAAGATAACTGAGAGCAAGAAGCCTCCAAAATGGTGGGAGGATTTTCATCACTGGCTAAATGACCAAGGCGGATTGTCCATCATAAAATGGTATGCTGAAAAATGGATCAATAAAACTACTCCAGTACAGAGTGGCGACTACGCTCCACCGAGCGACGCGAAGCATGACGTTATCCGCGCGGGATATTCTCAAGGCCAACTATTGGCTATTGAATTATTTGATCATCTACAGAGCGAATATCAAAATAAACCGTTTGTGATATTTGATCGTGATGTACAGACTGCTATTAAATATTTCATACATGGTGGCCATCCATCTCAGTTCCTAGAAAAGCCGCTGGCGATCCGTAAGCTAGCGAAGTCCGCTGGGTTACTTATAGCTCGTGAGCATCTTCGGTCTACTCATATTCGTATCATAACAAATGATCCGGATATTGCTAATACAACGAAATGGGAGCCTCATAATTGGATACCAATTTGGCGCCGTGAAACAGACGGTAAGCGGATCAAAAATGAGAAAGGTGGTATGAAGATTGACGCTATAGATGAAATAAAAGAGATACGAAAGAAGATCAAGGAAGAGACCGGAATGATAGATGAAGTACCGATGTAAAAAGGGAGAACATCATGACTGGGACCAAACCTAAATGGGAATTTGTAAATGAAGAGGAGGGAAGCTACACAGAGAGGCTAGACGTTCCAGGCGGTTGGCTGTATAGAATGGTTTTGAAGGAGTCAGAGGCAAACTTTGCGGTTGTATTTGTTCCACGTCCGGATCACATATCATGAACGACCATCCATCAAACCCAGCAATCAGCCGTCTACGCGAGCGCACCGCGTACCTCCGCGATTTGCATCTCCGTATCAAAGACACGGAAATGCAACTCTCTGCACTCCGCGCCGAAGCGCGCCAGCTAAGCGAACATGAACTAGTAGAGATGTTCAATGAGGCGGGAGCCGACAGCATCGGGCTTCCACCACTGGGAAATCTCCCAGGAGTGGAAGCCGAACTACGTCCGTTCTACTCCGCGAACATCGCAGCCTCCTGGGATGAGGAACGTCGTGAAGAAGCCTTCACGGCGCTCCACAACGCCGGTGCCGCCGATCTCATTAAGACCAGAATCACACTCGACTTCCCGCGTGACTCCCGCGCGGCGGTTGTTGCGACCGTTAAATGGCTACAGGAGCACGCAAAAGGCGCTTCTGTAGCCATTAAAGACAGCGTACACGCCTCCACCTTAACCGCCTGGGTGAAGGAGTGCTTCGAGAAGGGTCGCGCTAATGACCTCCCTCCACTAGATGTCATTGGAGCATCCACAGGGTGGAACGTAATCCTAAAAGATCGAAAGGAATAGATCATGGCAAGCAAAAGCAACAATACTGCAGTAGCAAAACAGGATCAATCTGCTAACGCACTTATTGATCCTGAACTGATGAAGCAGATCGAAGCTGATTCTGGTCTCGGAGTATCGGACCGCGCAGAAGATCGCATACAGGCTTGGGTGAAAGTTCTTCATCAACTTTCGCCAGAGATGAACCCGCGTGATCCGGACTTCGTGAAGGATGCAAAACCAGGAGACATATGGATCAAGGCCCAAAATCTCCTGGTCCCAGGAGACAAGGGTATCATCTTCCAGCAATGCGCGTATCAACTCCGTTGGGTCGAATGGCCTGGCGCGGTCGGGAGCAGCGGCCAACCAGTCGCGCGCTACGATAAGGCGCCACCAAATTGGGAGTTCGGTGGCATTGTGACTGATGACGGTCACCATATCATCGAGACCAGGTATCATCTGGGTATCGTCTACGCGGATGGTCTCGATCCGTTCCCGGCGCAAATTGCGTTCTCTTCCACCGGTGCTCCGGTATCAATAAATTGGAGCAATATACAGAAGCACAAGAAACTACCAAATGGGAAGATGGCGCCAGCTTATCTATCGCTCTACCGTCTGACGACGATAGAGCGGTCAAATGAAAAGGGTCGCTGGTTTTTACTTGATCCAAAAGATGCCGGCCATGCTTCATCTGATCAGATCAGATTAGGTATGGAGGTCTCCCACGACATCAGCGAACAAAAACTCAAGATGGGAGAAGGCGAAAGCGGCGACCGTCAATATGCATCCGAAGAGATGCCATTATAGCAACTCGTGGTCCGTGCGATGTGTGATGAAGGTCGTTCAGTCATCAGCCGAAGTTGGGTGGTTGATTTGCTCTCTCCTGTCCAACAAGGTTTCTGCAGCGCGCGCATGGCGCAAGTCCGGCGACGGAGCCACGCCTTTTGGAGACAGCAATGACCGTTCATATTGTAGGCGCGGGTTTAGCAGGTCTCCTCGCAGCCAACATGCTAAACAAACTCGATCCGCAAGTTTTTGAACGTCAGCTTAAACTACCAAATAACCATAGTGCTGTCCTGAGATTCAGGACCAGCGCTATAGGTGATGTGTTAGGAATACCATTCCGTCAAGTGACCCTCGTCAAGAGCATCCAACCTTGGAAGAACCCAGCAGCGGACGCTTTAGCCTATAGCATGAAGATCGGAGGCGAGAGCCGCAGCGATCGTTCTATCAACTCCGGTGAATTAGTTGATACGCGGTGGATCGCGCCTCCCAATTTGATAGAACTTATGTCAAAGGACATAAATTCGATCAACCTCGGAACGCCTTACCCCTTCAATGAAATGAAGGGGCAAGGAGTGCCGATCATATCCACAATCCCGATGCCTGTGCTAATGGATGAATTGAATTGGCCAGACAAGCCAGAGTTCCGCTTCATGCATGGTTACAATATCAGCGCCGACATCGAGCGCTGTAACGCCTATGTGTCTCTCATGGTCCCTAGTCCGGCCTATCCGTTCTCGCGTATCTCTATCACAGGCTCCCAACTAATTGTGGAAATCCCACAATGCGATGGCAGCTTCGAGGTTGACGCGCGGACCTGGGCAACGATGGCCGCTTCGCTCCTCGGGATAGAAATAGAACGCGTGGGCAACGTGCGTAGCCTCCGTCAGACCTACGTTAAAATACTCCCGGTGGATGATGGCGTCCGTAGGGAGTTCATCTATTGGGCATCGAAAGAATACAACATCTATTCCCTTGGGCGCTTTGCTTGCTGGCGACCTGGCTTGCTCCTTGATGACTTAGTCAAGGATGTAAGACTAATCGAAAGCTGGATAACGCGCCGCAAGGATCACTACGCAAGAGCAATCGCTGCTCGTGCGTAGTGATAACTGAAAGGAGGTGGTTCAAATGGGTACATGCTCGCGGTCTCAGGGACCCCTAGTGAGGAGCGCCGCGAGCATCAAAGTCTGAAGCACTTCTACCGGCGGTGGGCAGGCCACTGCTCACCGCCACCCAATCAAATGGAGAGAGCAATGAACCTTTATGAAATCCACAAACGAATGACGAGTCATCTTTTCCCGGCATACTCAAGCGAAGATGAAAGGTTCCTAGCGCTCGCGCTTTGCGGCGAAGCAGGAGAGCTAGCGAACATAATCAAGAAGCGCTGGCGCGATGGTGTCGATTTATCGGAGGAGGCGCGCGATGAGATAGCTGACTGTCGCGTGTACCTAGAGTTGTTGGCTAAATGTTTTGACATTGAGGGCAGCAAACTAGATGATCGCGTTCAAGACAAGTTAGAGCGTGTTGTGAAAAAATTTGAAGCGCGGTTGGCGAGAGGAGGAGCGAATGAACTTTGAAACTTTGCCGCGCGTCTATCCAGAAATAGAGATGTGGAGCGCGGAGAGCGGCATCTGGACATTCGTGATTATTCAAGATGGTCATGACGCGCCGTTTACTGCTTCAGTAAAAATCTCAAGATCAAAACCATTCCAAGGTGAACGCTTCGATCTAGGTGAGTTTGCTTCGTTCGTCGGAGCGGAAGCCGCTTGTGAAAAGTTCAAGAAGGAGAGAGCACAATGAAAGTATCGCTTATCGACTATACCGGCGCCGGAACCTCCGACCCGGCCGACTACGCCGCGTCAGTTCTAATCTTCACGAAGAACACACGTTTGCTAATGGCTCCAGCATTGATGAAAGACATACAAGGTTGGAGCCAAGATCGCAAAACCAAAGAACTGGAGTACATGGCGCACACGCTCCCTAGCTCCCATGAGTTCGTTCACTTCACGTTTATAATCGAAGGCGTGACGCGCGCTTTCACTCATCAGTTGGTACGCACGCGAAATGCTTCGTATGCGCAGCAAGCTATGCGTATCCTCAACGTCAAGGGTTGGGAGTATGATACCGGACCTACGATTGAAGCTTGCGACCTGTGTCTTGATCGTTACCGCTCCGCAATGGCCGACATCGCTACCGCCTATGACTTTCTAATCGAGCATGGCGCTGCAGTTGAGGACGCTCGCGGCGTACTGCCGACGAACATCCTCACTAATATTGTTATGGGTATCAATATGAGGAATTTCGTGGGCCTGGTCAAGAAGCGATCAGGTCCAAGAATTCAATCGGAGTATCGTGCCGTGCTCGAACAAATGAGAGAACTAACAATGGGTATTTACCCATGGTTAGTTCTCTTCCTTGATCGAACAAAGGACCGCGCCTTAACTGATTTGGATAAAGAGATCAGCCAAGAGTCCGATCCAGTCAAACGGATGCGAATGATGAAGCTTGTCGATCAAGTTCGTACTGCTGACGTTGATGTAGACTAATAAAGGGAGACTACAATGGCTAACGAATCAGAGTTAAAGAAATGGTCGGACGAACAGCTAGTGGATGCTTTGATACAACCGAAGCATTCACACATCGGCTTCATGATCAAAGAAGTTCTGCGCAAGCGTATGGCAAATATGGAGATTGGGACGCTCTATAAGTATGTAACCGAGACCCAAGCGAAGCCTAACGGACCGGCAGGAGCGCCGAGACCGGCAGGAGCGCCGGTTGTTGGGATTGGTTTGCTAACTGATCGCCAACTATTGGATGAAGTTGCAGCAACAGCAGCGTCCAATCCTGAACTCCCGGAGACACTACCAAACAAAATGTTACAAGAGTGCTGCGATACAGCTTCATATCAATATGAAGGCGAAGGATTGGATGGTGAAAGATTTCTTTCAGACTCTGCGAGGAAACTTTACAGATGGTGCCTGAGGGAGCTAAGAGAGCGCGCAGCAGCGTTATGAGAGAGCAAGCGAAGTGGGTGGAGTGGCTTCATAGGCTCCACCAAGTTACTGGAGAGCTAGCGCGCAAGGGCGCTAGCGCCTCCTATGACGCTCCCACGCTAGTCGCGTGGGCGGACGAACTACGGGCAGTCAGTGAAGATATGCGAAGGGAGAGCAACCGTGGGCCGAACGATCCTAACTGATATTGACGGGACCCTATCTAACTCGCGCTGGCGAGATGGATTGATCGGCGCTGTCAGCTGGGATGAGTATCACGAGAAGTCTCAGTATGATGAACCCTATCAAAACATGATAGGGCTCATCAGATCATTGCATGAACGCGAATACTATATCGTGGGTGTATCCTCGCGCCCGGAAAAGTTCCGCAAGATGACGATCGAGTGGCTCTTGAAACATCAAGTGCCGCTCGATGACCTTCTGCTTAGACCGAACAACAACCATCGTCCTTCGCCAGAACTGAAACCCTATATGGTATCCATGAGAATGGCCTTCAATGATATCGCGTTCGTCTTTGACGACCGTGAGGACGTGATCGCGGCGTTCCGCGAAAGAGGTGTAGACGGATTACAGGTGATGCCATCATGACAATAGATATAGAAGTCAATCTCAACTGGGTGCTGATCGAAAAGACCCGGATAGAGCGGCCTGCGCGTATCTCTCCGGATCAATGGCTTGATATGTGGTTAGACTTCCGGGATATGTTTGGCTACAACTTGAGCGAACCGCCGAAAGATTTAATCATATGAAGCTAGCCATCACGATGATATCCAATCGGCCGGAGACTGCGCATGAGCGATGGCTCGCTTCTGTCCATAAGCTCAACAAGCTTAGGGACAAAGTCGATACATCCTTCAGCTTCGTCTTTGAAGCGCCGTTTACTCAGGCGTTAGCGCTACCCTTCCAAAAACTTGGAAGGGTAACGCTAAAGCCGAAGTCAAAAGCGCCAATCTACAACTGGTGGCCAAATCGAAATCAAGCTTGCGCTAACGCGCCGGATGCGGAATACTGGCTTATGACGGATGATGACTTCCGCTTTGGCGGACCTACTCCGCTTGGATACGAAAGCTGGCGACGCTATTACGATGCGATCAAATATCTTGACGCTAATCCATCGTGCGGCGGCGTTTGCTGTCTGCCGTTCTTGGGAGGTTCCGCGAGCGGCTCAAAGATCATGGTAGCTCATCGCGAATTGTTTGCCCTCAGTCGCGGTCTCCTCCTCCGCAACGTCGGCAACTTCCTCTATAGCTTAAATGTCTTCAACCTCCCAGGAGCATTAGACGAACCTGCTGCGTGTTTTTCACGGATTGAGCTAGGCTACTATTTCGCGCGGACCTTTAACACTCCGACCGTATTGCCGCCAACGCATAAGGTGCAGCCAGGCAATACTCATCCGGCTTACAACTCCGATACGATTAACACAGTCGGCATTGGTAGTGTTATTCGTAAGCGCTACAACGATCCGGACTGGGATCATAACACGCGACGCATTCCAATCGGCTGTTTAGAGATGCATTTGAAAGCATCTCCAAACAGCGTTCTAGGAAAACGACAATGAACGACAAAATGGTAGATAAATTCGCGGTTCACGATTACGTTCCATCGCCCCAGCATATGGGCGATTGCCGGATTTGTGGCCACGTTCAAGACAATACCATCCACGGTTATCCGCCGCGTGGGAAGACCGTGCCCGAGATGCTAGTGGCGCTTGGCGACCTATACCAGAAGCGTAACAAGCTATATAAAAACAACTATAAGCATTTTGGTAAGGTCATGCTAGGAATGTTCCCGGACGGTCTAATCTTAAAGACCGAAGCAGACTTCAACCGGCTAGCCATCTTCGTTCAAATAGCTTCAAAGATGACACGCTACGGACAACAGTTCGCAGACGGCGGGCATACCGATAGTCTAGACGATGTAGCTGTCTATTCACAAATGCTACAGGAGTACGATAGGGAGATAAAATCATGAGTATGGAAACCCTGCTGATGATCATCGATGATACCACATCAAGCTTCAATATGCCTTCGGAGGAGGCGATCAAATGGCTGGAGCGGTTGGGAATGGAAATAGATGCCAGGATTTTGGGATTGAAGGAAGCAAGCAAACCCATTGCTATACTTGCGGCAAGAAATTCGAGCGAGTAAAATATCAGTGTCCGATCTGCCGCGAGTGGCAGTGTTCTGAAGAATGCCGTAAACAGCATATCAAAGATATGGATCGAATATGACTGAGATCATCAAACTCCTCATCGCCTTACAAGCGGACAAAACTATTCTCCTTCAAATATCCGAGGGCAATCAAGCGCTCGCTCACATTCGTCTCAACTCTAAGCAGGCGATGGACATAGCTAAGCAACTAACGGAACTAGCAGGACTAATCAAATGATAGTGTTAGCCTTCGACACTGAGACTTCGGGTCTTGTTAGCAACCGGAGTATTGCTGATAAGTTCCTTCCTCACATCATTGATTTTTTCGCAATCTTGGTAGACCTGTCCAACGGACAGGTACACCAAGAATACGAAACCCTCATCAATCCGGGTATTGCCATTGATCAAGAGATCACGGACATTACCAAATTAACTGATGCGGACCTTAAAGACGCTCCGAAGTGGGAGAAGGTCGCGGATCGCATAGAGGCGCTCATAAAGAGCGCTCCAGCTGTCCTTGCTCACAACGCAGCTTTCGATCAGGAGATGGTGGATATCGAGTTCGCGCGGCTAGGCCGCAAGATCGACTGGCCTCCGCTTATCTGTACGGTTGAACAATCCCGCCATCTTCATTCCCACAATATCAACCTCAACGATCTACACGAAGAATTGCTTGGTGAGCGTTTTACTGACGCGCATCGGGCAAAACCAGACACGCTCGCTACGGTCCGGGTTGCTATTGAGATGTATAAGCGAGGGATGATATGACTGAGTTTGACGCGCTCAAGGCTGCGCGCGAGATATTAGCAAGTATGATCGAGACGGAAAGCGCACTTGTACATATGGAGCGCGATCTATTAGTTGAAGTTGAAATATCAGAGCGCCGCCTCAATCACGTTCGTAAAGTTCTTGGATTCATACGCGAGTATGCAATCGCTCCGCAGCGCGCGAAAGTCGCGGAGCTAGCGGAGGGTTCAAAATGATTCGCACAGGCTACAGTTTCAAGTCAGCTGTTGGGAAAATTCCAGACGTCATCTCGCGCCTTCAAGAAATAGGCTGGACAGTCGCGCCGATAGCGGATACAGTCTCCACTTTCGGTTTCTTAGAGTGGACTAGATTGGCCGAGGCTGCAGGTCTGCGTCCAGTCTATGGAGTAGAGTTGGCGGTCTCACCTGACAAGGGGATGAAGCGTCCGGAGCTAGATTGGTGGACGTTCCTAGCGAAGACGGACCTACGGCCGCTCCACGACCTTATCGCGTTAGCTACGTCTTCGCCAGGGCGAGACGCCGCGCTGTCGTATGACGACGCGATTGATACTCCTGGTCTCTACAAGATTACTGGACCCTTGGTAAAATTGGAAGCGATTAGTCCAATGTTAGATGTAGACACCTACATCGGGCTAAGTCCTGCAATGCCACGCTTCCTACTCCGTAGCGCGCAAGAAGGTGGGTATCAATTATGCGCTATGTCTGCTAACCGTTATCCACGGTTAGCAGACAAAGAATTTTACCGCGTAATGCTTTGGCGGAAGGCCCAGACAGCAACATTCCCGCAGCACATCTTATCGGACGAAGAGTGGCGCCGATATATGGCTGGTGTCGGTGTCGCGCCAGATTGGCTCGACAACGCCATCACAAATAGAGATAACATTCTGGCGTCTTGTAGCGCTACTCTAAAGAAGGGAACGATGCTTGTACCTGATAAGCCAATCTCGCTACGCGAGATGTGTTTATCAGGAGCACTCAAACTAGGTGTCGATCTAACCAATCACGTCTACCGTGATCGGTTAGATCGAGAACTAGCAATGATCTCATCAAAACAATTCGAGGATTATTTCTACATCGTCTCCGATATTATGCGCTACGCGCGCGAGCAAATGATCTGTGGCCCAGCCAGAGGGTCAAGCTGTGGATCGCTCGTCTGTTATCTCCTGGAGATAACAGCGATCGATCCAATCCCATTTGACCTTCTGTTCGAGCGATTTATAGATACAACGCGCTCCGACCTACCGGACATCGATGTCGATTTTAGCGACCAACGTAGACAAATGGTATTTGACTACGTTGAGCGTAAATACGGTGAGGAGCGCGTGGCGCGTCTCGGGACCGTCGGTACATTCCAGCCGCGCCTCGCCCTCAATAGCGCCGGAACAGCGCTCAAGATACCGAAGTGGATGGTCAATGACGTTCTCGACAACATCATTGTCCGTTCGTCCGGCGACGCGCGAGCGCTCCAGCAACTGGAAGATACGCTCAAGGACACGGACGCCGGGCGCAAACTCCTCGCCCAGCATCCGGAGATCATGGTTGCCGCGGAAATGGAGGGGCATCCCGCGAATGCGGGCCAGCACGCAGCGGGTATCGTAATGACGCAGGAGCCCGTGCTTGACTTCGTCGCGGTTAATTCCGCGACAAAGTCAGCGATGTGCGATAAGTACGATGCCGAGAGCCTCAATCTTTTGAAGATAGACGCGCTGGGATTGACACAACTTTCAATTTTTGAAAGGTGCTTGAGTCTAATCGGTCGCCCAGACGAATACGATTTCTTTAATCGTATCCCGCTGAATGATTCAGCAGCATTCGAGGTTCTCAATCGCAGACACTATGCCGGCGTTTTCCAATTCATGGGAGGCGCGCTCAAATCTTTGACTCGACAAATTAAAGTCGAGTCACTGAACGATATTATCGCGATCACAGCGCTCGCGCGTCCCGGACCGATGGTTACTGGCGGAGCTAACGAGTGGGTGCGCCGGCGCAACGGGACAGAGCCGCCAAACTACGCGCATCCGATTTTGGAACCATACCTAAAAGAGACGCTAGGCGTCGTCACGTATCAAGAACAAGTTATGCAAATTGGCCGCGAGATCGGAGACCTATCGTGGGAGCAAGTCACCGCGCTACGGAAAGCGATGAGCCGTTCGCTGGGCGAGGAGTTCTTCAATCAATATGGCGACCCATGGAAGCAAGGCGCAATGAAGCGCGGAATGTCGAAAGAGTTAGCCGACGATTTTTGGAAGGGTCTCTGCGCTTACGGTTCGTGGTGCTTCAATAAGTCCCACGCGGTAGCCTATGGCCTCGTCTCCTATTGGTGCTGTTGGTTAAAGGCTCACCATCCAGTTGAGTTTGCTGCGGCTACGCTCGATGCGGAGAGTGATCCCATCCGTCAAATTGCTATCCTACGCGAGTTGGAGGAGGAGGGCATCGGCTACGTTTCGATTGATAGGGAGCGGAGCAATGCTTTATGGTCACCCGTTCAAGAGGGTGACCATAAATACTTGGTCGGTCCCCTAACAAACATAAAAGGTTTCGGTCCCGCGACTGTGGAAGAAATTCTTACGATGAGACGGCGTGGGGAATTGCTTCGTCCAGCCGTACAAAAGCGGCTTGACGAAGCAAAAACCGAGATTGATACGTTGTGGCCGGTGCGAGATCGCATCCATCAACTTTATCCTAATTTGACGGATGCGAACATCGCGACGGAACCAACGCCAATATCAAACGTCTCCCCGGAGCCAGGATGGCCGTCTCATCTCGTTATAGGCGTGGCACAACGAATAGTTCCGCGCGACGAAAATGAAACGGTGAAGATCGCTCAGCGGAACGGAAAGAAGATGGCGGGACCTACCGCCTACCTCAATCTGTTCCTAAGAGACGACACAGATGATATATATTGCCGGATTGGTCGCCTCGATTACGAACGGATGGGGAAGGCGATCGTGGAACGTGGTCGTCCAGGCACCTCCCTCTACGCTGTGAAGGGAACCGTCCCACCCGACTTCCGGATGATTCGAGTAGAACGGATCAAATATCTAGGAGACCTTGAACAATGAATATCGCAGCAGGCACTTTCCCTGCATCCGTGCCAGCCAACGGGCAAGCGTGAAAGGCGCGACAAGCTACGGTTCCGGTTCCTGCCGCGATTACTCATACGGCCGGTGAAACTGTAGAAGACTGGCGACTTGAAAGGATAAACAATGAGCGATGGAGAATTGCGAAAGCTGTTTCGTAAACATCTTCCGCAAGTCCACTGGTCGTCTATTGAGAGCGGACTAACTGAGCCGGGAGTTCCTGATCTGAACGGCTGCTTCGATGGCGTAGACTTCTGGGTTGAGAATAAGAAGACGAACGCTTGGGCCGTACGAGTACAGCCCGACCAGATCGGTTGGCATCTACGTCATAGCAAAGACGGTGGACACACCTTCTTTGCTATCCGAAGAATGGCAAAGATCGGACCGCGCAAGGTCGCCGCTGACGATCTATACTTAGTGGCCGGACAAAATGTTCGGTCACTAAGTGAAGACGGATTGAAGGGGACGCCAATCATCGCTTCGTTCTCCGGTGGACCGGCGCGCTGGAATTGGACTATCGTCCTTTCGATATTCAAGGGAGACTGGAATGGCGAAGTCAGAGACTAAGTTCGCACCAAATCAAATAGTAAAGGTCAAGGGTCGCGCCGCTCTGGCGAAGATAACATACCCGATGACAATTCCCGTTCCTACTATTACTGATAATCAATTTGTTATGATCGACCGTATCATGTACAAATTTATAAACGGCAAGGAGACGTTCTACGCTTGGGAAGAAGACTTGCGCCTCAAATAGCCCCGAAGCCTGCTTGAACCTCCCGAACCGCCTCCCGGAGCCTCCCACAGGCTCTTTTCGCGCAGAAAAAAGGTCGAAAGAAGAGACCCGGAATGGACTGGGGAAATTCGCTAGTGGCCTCCGACCCTTATAAGCCTATTTTTTCGCTTTTCTTTCGATCCGCTTTCGGGGATAATAAAGACTGGTTAAGCCTCCTAGTCGTCCTGGTTACGCTGAGGCTACGGAAAAAGGTGGGTCTCTCCTAGTCGCCCTGGTTGCGCCGAGGGACCTAAACGGGAAAAGTCCCGGGCTCTTTGAAACGACGGATCAGAGTTCTCGCCAGCGGGCGGAAGCCGCGCGGAAATTTACCACACCGCGCAGAGCTAGCCGCTGAGTCGAGCAAACGGACCCCACTTCTTAATCTCCGACCGGCAGACGGCAACGAGAGATTAAAAAAAGAGGCGCGCGTTTCGGCCGCAGTAGCGAGACCGAAAAGACGTAACGCGCTCCGACCGCGAGAACGAAAATCCCGACCCAACCAGCGAACAGTCGAAAGGCCGCGCGAGCGGCGCCACGCTCTCCCACATCGAACAGATCGAATAGAGAGACGGCGCTTCGCCGCGTACCCGCCGAGTAGACCGCATGGATTGCTGCTGCGTACGCTAGTGAGAGTAGCGTACCTGGGAGCAGCGTGCTGCTGACTCCATAACAAAGGAGACTAGCAAATGGACTTCAACTTCAAAGGGCCTGGCCTCGGAACTGAGGCTGGCGCTCGCGCGCGATTGGCTAAAGTTGCTGGCTTGACCAAGCAATCAAAGACATTCGTCGCGATACAGAATGATCGCTACTACCCGGTGGTGGTCATTAATCCCGACGATATGTGGAACGCTCGCCACATCGTTGATTGTGGCATCTTTGTACTGAACTAAAGGAGATTAGCAAATGAACACGAAGCGCGAGAATATCATCGAGCGAGGCCGAACCGGTCAAGCGCGACTCACGACAATCCGATTAACAGCCAAGGCCCAGCGAGAGGAGAAGACAATGATCCGTAACAACGACAAGACCGCCATCGTCAAGGCTATGCGCGATGGTAGCTTCTTCAATCCCAAACTCGAAGCCAACCTACTTGATATGAACGGGAAGAAGCGAACGTCCACCTTGGAGTTCGTAGTCAAGGCTCTTAATGCTGGAGGCTACAATTTCGAGAAGGGAGAGATCGTTGCCGCCGAGTACGATGGTGTTACAATAACCGGCGACGTGATCTATACGATCAACTACAAAGACGAAATTGGCTTTGACGATGTCGATGCCAATAAAGAGACCTGCCACGTTTATGTCAAGTTCGTTGATGGAGAGTGGCGAGCAGACTTCTAATTCAACCTAACCTAACCAGGAGTAAATCAAAATGGCAACGACTCAACTCTACAACGTGTACTCCTCCCGAGAGGATACGTTCCTGATGTCAGCTCCGATGATGGTCATCGCGGCAGCATTCAATCTTCGCCGGGAAGCAGTCAAGCGTATTGTTATTGAACTCGACACAGGTTTGCCGAGTTCAACTTGCCACTTCAATGGTCGGTCGCCGATGCTGAATCTTGAGGCGATCAAGGTTACAAAAGGCCGCAGCTGGTATAGTCAAGGAGAGAGCAAATGAAGCGCGTTGTTGTTAAGGCAAAGCTGGCCCCACAGGGACAGAGAGAGGATGACGGCATTCCAGATGACCTGAGGCGTGGGCCGGGTAATTCCCGGCCCAGTTGGTTAACTGGACCGGGAAAAGCTTGCTACGTTCTCTCCCCGGAGAAGCAAGCGGAGAAGACCCGCGACCAAGAAGTACGCGAGCAAGTTCTAAAGGAGTCACAAGAGCGCAAGGACATTCGCTACAAGAACCGCGTAGCGAAGCGGCGCTCTACGCCGCGCGACCTAACTGGCCTCGTGTGGAACGCGCGGCGTAATCGCTTCGATGTTGAGGGTCAAATCAATATTGAGCGAGCAATCAAGGAAAGCGTTGAGGCTAACCCAATCGCGCTCTACAACGATATTGCCGCCAACCTCAAGAACGTCGCGCCCATCAAAGCGAAGGACGCGAAGAAGCTAGACTTGGTCGCCGCGTGTAAGGAGTTGTGGGACCGGAGCCAACTCCAGCGTCGTACGGGTCTCGTCACGAATGGGAAGGTCAAGGTCAAGACGCCCCGTCCGCCGCGCCCTCCCGGAGCGCCGCGACCTAAGAAGGAGCCTATCAAGGAGACGGCCAAGATCAAGGTCGTAGTTAAGTCCAATCCGTTCTCGCAAAAGGCGGGTAATCGGTACGCGACCTATGAGCTGGTCAAGAAGTCGAAGACCTATGGTGAGTTCCTCAAGAAGGGTGGCGATGCCAAGACCTTTGACAGGATACTCGGATTCAAAACTATCGCAATCGAGGAGAATGGCAAATGAGCGTAATAGAGCGACTGGCCGGTTGTCCTACCGGCGCGACCCTCGCCGCGCTTATCGCGTGCGGGCACGATCATAAAGACATTGACCTGGCCGTTAGGAGCGGCCTGGTCAGAATGGAAGTAAGAGACTACGCGAAGCCGCGCGGACTGAAGGTCCGGTGGTACTACCTTAACCAAACTACCAACCAGGAGTAAAGAAAATGGCTACCAACTTGACTATATTATTGGTACTCGTAACCTACTTCATACCAGCCATCGTGGCTGGCGTACGGAACCACAGGCAACGTCTAGCCATAAATGTTCTGAACGTAGTCGCCGGCTGGACGCTTATCGGCTGGGTCGTCGCGTTCGTCTGGGCGTGTACGGCAGACGTACTCCCGAAGGGACCAGCAAGTAAGGGACGAAGGATTGCTAGCTGGACGGTCGCGACTATAGTCGTCACGATTGTCTTCTGGCCAGTTCTTGGTCCCGTCCTTGGCATATCCTTCGGACCACCAGCGGCACGATCTCATCAGACCACATATTGTAATGCTTCTGGATCGTGTTACTCTAAATGAAGAAGCGTAAGCCAAAGCTAGACCTAGCCGCGCTCCGCGACCTAGCCTACAAGCGGCAGCGCGGTCTTTGTTACTGGTGTGGGCAAGAAATGATATACCATGGACGCGGCGAGTTGCCGCGACCGTGGAATAATCCGCGTACTCTAACAGCCGACCACCTAGTCAGGAAGGCAGACGGAGGTAGAACCGACTCAACTAATATCGTCGCCGCGTGCGCCTGGTGTAACAACCGGCGCCACGATCAACCAACCCGGAGTAAAGCAAAATGACGAACGAACGTATCATTGATAGAATACAAAAGATGCTACGCCTCGCCAACGATGGCGGAGCGACGGAAGGCGAAGCTGATGCGGCTATGGCTCTTGCTCAAAAGATCATGGCCGAAAATAACCTCTCCATGGCTACTATCGAAGCCGCTGGAGAAGCCTCCAGCGACCCGGAGGCCGCCAAGCGGGAGCGCGAGCATCAGAACAAAGGCGCGATGTACCGTTGGCAGCGCTCCTTAATGGCGTGTCTCGCCAAGATCAACTTTTGCCACGTTACAATTACTCAGGCAAGAGACGGTCGCAGTCGTAACTCGAAAGGTTACAACATCATCGGACGAACCTCCAACGTCGTGGCCGTTCAAACGATGTTCGACTATCTTTGCTCGTCGGTAACGCGCCTCATGACCGAGGCGATCAAGGAAGGTGGCCACCACAATCGGTCTACCTTCGCGATGACGTTCTGCGAAGGCGCTTCAGATAGACTGATCCGCCGTCTCCACGAACGTCACGAGGAGTATCTGAAGACCCAACGCGAGAAGGCGGAAGCCGCCAACCGGAATAATCCCGCTGGCCCTTCCGCTTCTAACGCGCTGGTTGTCGTGATGGCCGACTACGCTCAAGACGAAGAGTGGGCCAATTACGATTTCAGAATGGGCCGTCCGCCCGGAACTACGAAGCGCGAACATATGAAAGCGGAGGCGCGGCGCGAAGCCGCTCGCGCCGAAGCCCAGCGGAAGAAGGCGGACCTGATTGCCTCTGGCGTAGACGAGCAGGTAGCAGAGTACATGGCCATCTACGGATGGACGGAAGAGTACACGCGCGACTATCTGAGGAAGCATAGTCGGAGTAAGCCAGAGACGAAAGCGGAGCGCGAGCGTCGCGAGCGTCAAGACCGGAGGTGGTACGAGCAAAGACAGCGAGACTACGACAAGGCCGCGCGCCGCGCCAGTGAGCCTGGCTATCGCGCGGGACGCGTGGCGGGTGACTCGATTGGATTAGACCCGCAAGTGAAGCACGGTTCCAATAAACCCAACCCGAAGGAGATAGGCAAATGAGACCAACAAAGGTCTGGCTCGTCAATTTCTACTTGAGCGAGACCTACGCGCCGAAAGCGATCAAGCAATTGACCGTTCCGGCTAGGACGCGCCGTGGCGCTATTGCTACCGCGTGTAATCGAACAAAGACTGAGCCGTGGGCGCTTCACGTGAAGCGTTCCACAGCTACCGTTCTCTATATCGTTCCACGTTAACTCAACCCCAACTAGGAGACTAAGCAAATGACTATCGAAACTGATATGCGGGCGGTAGCTCGCATCATGAAGCAACGCGAGTTGCCGATGAAGGCGCAATGGAAACTGGTCGGAGGTTTCCTAGCAATAATCGGCCTTGGCTTAGGAGCGACGATGCTCTACGCCCAAACTATCCAACCTCAACACCAACAAATGGTCCCGGTGGTGTTCAAATGAAGCGCCGATTGAAGAAAGTCTTATGGATCGTGCTAGAACTTTTCGCCTGTATACACAACTATTGAAGTAACCCAGGAGTGCTCAGAAATGAAGAGGATCAAATCAGTGATCCTATGGATCGTGCTAGAACTTTCCGGCTATGGACGGTTTTATCCAACCAAGGATGAAATCAAAAATCAAAGGTGGCCGCGTTATTGAGAAGTCTTAGCCTCCTGCGCCCTCGTCAGAGGAGGGCGCAGTGGGCGTGGACTGATGCTAGCCATTCCGGTTAGCACGCACGCTTTGGAGACTACGCAAATGACTACGATCAAGAAGGTGCTCACTACAACTGTCGCGGCTGTCGCTCTTACGAGTTTGGTAGCGGCGGACGCGAATGCGTTTGGTATCGTCATTAGCTTCGGAGGCTTCCATCGTCATCACGTTAGCCGCCACCATAGCCGCCACGTTCGTTCCGAGACCCGGACCGCAAAGCGCGGCTCCGCGAAGCGCGAAGCTAAAGCCGCACCGGCCAAAGTCAATCCCGCCAACCACTACTCCGGGAAGGACGAAGTGCTGGCTATGGCGCAAGCACTTACTGGCGAACAGAAGGCAGCGGATGCCGCGTGGCAGATTTATATGAATCTGCCAAAGGTGTTCCGCGACGCAATCGGTCCCGTCTCTATCTCTACCTTCGCTAACATCGCGGACTATCGCCGCGTCAGGCAGGCCTATGACGCTGGTGACTCGTATGAAGGTTATTCCTACACCGTCCCGATGAAAGACCGTGATGACTTTTATTGTAGCGTCAACTTGATGCCGAACCCGGACGTACCAAACGAATTTGCGACTGTCCTAGTTCATGAGCTTGCACATTGTCTCGACTTCCGCCACAAGATTGGACATTCCATGCCGGTAATGGAGGCGTTCTTTCTTGATAGCACGAAAGATACCAAAGCCAAGCTAATCGCTGATGGCTTTGGATACTTCACGATCGAACCGCAAGAAGCGTTCGCTCAAGCGGTCTCTCACTACTTGGTAGCCAGCGTTCGTATTGACTACGCGAAGTGGGAAGCCGATTGGCCGCATCTCAACGCTAAGGTTAGAGAGATGTTGGATGCGGGTAAGGTTGCGTACCTTGATCCGAAGACGGCAGAGAAGCCGGTCAACGCCAGCGTTAAGACGGAAGCGGTGCCGGTTGCTCCGCTTGATTACTGAACCATGAACCAAACCCAACTCGGAGTAAAGCAAATGGCCAAGCGCCAACCGAAGTTCCAGAACGTTGAGACGAACCTCGCTGATGCCATCAGCGAGGCTTTCGGAAATATGAACGAACTATCCAGCGAATGTCGCGACGTTTGCGACAATATGCCGGATAGTCTCCAATCGTCCGCGCGTTACGAAGCGCTCGACAACTCTGCGTCGGAGTTAGAAAAGGATGAGCCTGACTTCCCGGATGCGCTCCAGGAATTGAAGGTTACAATCCAGCGTCCGACGAAACTACGCAAACAATCGCGGCGGGACCGCGCGAACGAAGCCGAGACCGTCCTGCGTAACTGCGTTGACGCTATCCAATCTTGGGTAGACGAAGCACCTAACACTGGCGTTGATACGACCGATGCCCGTGAAGACGCCGCGCAGGAATTACGGGACGCTTGCGAGGAGTTAGCCGATGCTATCGGCAACTGCGAATTTCCCGGCATGTTTGGATAAGGAGAGAGCAATGAGACTTATAATTGTATTTTGCGTACTCGCTGCCACATCGGCAGCGAGCGCGCAACAGACTGTTATCCGCGACGGTCGCGGGAATACGGTAGGAACAGTGACCACCGACAGCGCGGGCACCCAGACCTTTCGTGGCGCCAATGGAAATACCACGGGCACCTCGACCCGCGATAGCGCCGGTACAGTAACCTATCGCGATGCTCGTGGCAATACGGTAGGCACCGCGACCCGGAGCGGAGGCCGCCGATGATGGTAATTTCAAAACTCGTCAAGACAGAGCTAACATCGATCTGTCTTGCCGCTCTGACTGACTTCCTTCGATCCACGCGCGGAGCGAATATATTTGGAGCGAAGGCTACGGTCACGGAGCCGAAGCCCAATACGCTTCAAGTTCGCGCTAGCGATGGCCGCTACTTTGAAGTCATCATCAAGGAAACCTTCTGATGAAGAAGGAGAGAGCAAAGATTTGTTCCATCTGTGACGAACCGTTCACGGAATACGGAAACAACGCGGAGCCGGTCAACTCTGGTCGCTGCTGCGACGATTGTAACTGGGAAGTGGTGCTACCAGCGAGGTTGGTAGCATTCTTCAAACTACCAAAAGGAGAGAAGCAATGACGAAGCCTGCTGAAGAACTTCTTGAGGAGGTTACAAGGAAGGTCCGCGCCTTCCTTCGTAAGGACTTCCCGGAGATTGCTATTGACGCGGAGGAGAGTGGCCTTGACACGGAGATAGCTTATGTCTTGGTCGATATGATCTCTGGTGACCTGGACGATGATCTACCAGATCATGGTGATTGGGCAATTCCGCGCGCCAATTAGGTAGCGACTTCATGCCGCCGAGTGCGACGGCGGCATCTGGGCGCAACCCCGTAGCCTCGCCAGCTACAGTACCACCCAACTCTCCAAGAAAGGAGACTAACTATGGTACGAAGAAGTGAACGCGGCGAACGCCGCACCTGCTACGCTGAAATTGGCATCTTCTATAACGCAGAAGCCGATTGTATCCATATAACAACACCAGACCTTCCCGACGGTCATCTCAGGATTTCAAAAGACCCTGATTTGCGTTGGGGGCATCCGAGGCTATACGATGTGTTAGCCCGGTTGCTCAAACAGGTTGGTGCTCCTGGTCCGGAAGTTATGGATCACGTAAGCAATATGACGCGGTTAGAGATAGCCGCGAAGCTACACGAGCATGGAGCTACGCTTGGCTTCCTAGCCTCTCTCAGTGACGATGAAATTCGGGAGATGTATAGGAACGTCCGGCGTAATCCCTCCGCGCCGATTGCGGAGAACTATCCGGCACAACCGGACTCTAACTAAGCGAGAGCAAGTTGAGCCGTCGCGCGCAAATGCGCGGCGTCTCTTCTATCTTAGAAGGATGAAGCGATGGATGATCCGCTAGCGAAGCTAGATCAGATACGACGCAAGGCGCGCTACCTACTATGGGTAGTGAGCCTCAACCTCTTTCTAACAACCATATTGTTTATATGGATCGTGTATGAAAGATAGTCCCTGGATCGTAGGACGTAACGCAGAACGCGAGGCCATCCAAAGTGATCTCGCGTTCCTCAACTCTATACTAGAACAAATGTTTACGCGTTGGCCAGAACCTGATCAACGCGTATCAACGATGATTGCTAAGTTCGCGTGCTACCTACTTGCGCGCTGCGGAGACGGTGACGATTCAATAGCTTGGGTCGTTGCCGAGATACGAGGCTTGCGAGAGCGAGACCAAGCCAAACGGAAGCGACAAAGAAGGAGACGAAGCAAATGAAAGAGAAAGTCCTACCAGGAGGCGGAATACGCAAAGGTCGAATAACGTACACCCGCAAAATGCATACTCACGAACTCAATCGTGCGGCTTTGATATACGGTCTCATTACCGAATACTCAAAGACCGAATGTTTGCGGATGCACAACGAGCGCATCAAGCGAGCCAAAGCTGGCGAGATTGTTTACGAAGGTCGCGGCGTATGGCGTGGGAAATTTGATAATCGTCGCGCGCCAAATAACTGGGATTGAGGAGATACGCAAGGGGAATGATCTTCCCATCGCGTTTTGTGGCGGCGTTACCGGTGGCTCCCAGAAAGCTGTTTTGTGGCTTCCCTTGCGTTAGTCATTTGCGCCATTCAAAGACAGCAAACGCCGCTTTTTATCTTCAGAAAGAGAGAGCAAAATGAAAGATGTACTATACCAAATTGCGTTCCCGCCAATGACGTGGAATCAACTAGGAAAGGTCCTGGAGGGTCTCCCCAAAGGGATGTTCCCGGAGATACAACGATTGGTCGCGCGTGACGACCCGAGGCCAAACGGTAGCGCCGCGCCGCCGCGCGGCGAGCTAGAAGACGCCATCTTAATGGCGCTTAAGTCCCGCGCCTTATCCCACGCGGAGCTAGCGGCGAAGACCGGGCGCAATCCGAAGTCGGTCTACTCCGCGCTGACGCGGATGAAGCGCAAGAGGATGGTGACGAAGAAGGAGGGTCGCTATGCGCGTGTATGACACCTATCGCTTCATCGACAAGGACCCGGTAATTGACGAGTGCCGCACCGCATGGAGGGATAGCGGTCACAAACTATCCTACATCGGTCATGTTAGCCGGTTATCTTCGGCTACCATGTCGAGTTGGTTCAACGGGAAGACCAAGCGCCCACAGAACGCAAGCGTGTCCGCGTTTATGGGCGCGCTGGGATTTGAGCGCAAGTGGGTAAAAACTACCCGCATGCGATCAATCGTCTCTAAGCTAGAAGCGAAGCGGCAGAAGTCTAAGTCCAACGGAGCAACATGACGCCCATCGGATCAGGAGTTGTCGGCTGGCTGTTGTTATTGATAATCGTTGCTTGCGTAGTTGTATGGCATTTTAGATCGTGAGCTCATATAGCGGAGTGCGACCGCTATATGGTCGTGCGATCTAATCAACGCGCGCGCACGGCGCAAGGAGAGAACTATGTTGAAAGGAATATCGCTGGTTGAGCTTGCGAAAAAAATTCAAGCCAATCAGGAATTGAAGCGAGACTATATCGCGGACACTTCGGGTACTGCGATGATCATACAAGAAGACGGAAAGCCTGTCCTGGAACTTCCGGACCATGGGACCTTCCCGATACTTCCCTTGGCGCACGATCAAATTGGCGGCAAGACCGGCATCCCGGCTAAGTATTACGATAGGATGTTAACCGATGATCCTCATCTGTTGGCCGCCAACGTCAATACTTGGTTTCGCCGCGACCCGAAGAAGCAAATGATACGGACGCTGGGCGGTGACGCTCGCGCGTTCCTATCTAATCGCTACCAGCGCATCGAGAATGAGGAGATGGCCGAAGCTGCACTCCCGGTACTCAAAGAGTTACCGGGAGTGCAGATAGTCTCTTCAGAAGTGACGGACCGTCGCATGTATATTCACTTCGTTGTTCCTACGATTAAGGGCGAAGTGAAGAAGGGCGACATCGTCCAAGCGGGCGGTATCATATCTAACTCTGAAGTTGGTTGTGGGTCAGCGTCGGTCTCCGGACTTCTATGGAGACTGGTATGCCTCAACGGCATGAAGACGACGGAGCAATTCCGTCGCCATCACGTAGGTCGTCAGGTTGATGACTCCGAGGAGTTGTGGGCGGACGATACCCGCGCGGCGGACGACAAGGCCATTCTTCTTAAGGTCCGCGATATGGTCCGGGCTGTCGTTGATGAGACGCGGTTTCGGTCGAACCTTGCGAAAATGCAAGGTTTGACCGAAGGTCGAATCACCGGCTCAGTTGAGAAGGTGGTAGAAGTATTGGCCGCTAAAGTAGGGGCCAATGAAACGGAGCGAAGCGGCATCCTCAAGTCGCTTATCGAGGGAGCCGACACTTCCGCTTGGGGATTGCTCAACGCGGTAACGGCGCAAAGCCACACCGCCAAGAGCTACGACCGTGCGGTTGAACTTGAGGCGGCAGGAGGCGTTCTGCTTGATCTCAGCAAGACTGAATGGAAAGAACTCCTCCATGCCGGTGCGAAGTAACATTCACACTAGCGGGAGCAATACAAATGGGAGATGATACGAATACCGGTCAGCTATCTGAAGTAGATCAAGTTGTAAAGCAAATGGCTGATCGTGCCGAAGAGAACCAGCCAACCACCTACAACAAATTGGTGGATGGAGCCTTAGCCTTGGGGATGACGGGCATGAAGCCCGTCAAACGGTTCCCTAGTAGTGAAGTAGGAGCGAGGCGGATCGCAGAATTGCGAGACGCTATCAAGGCATTCAAGTCCGGTGACTCTGCAGAGCACCCGACAAAAGGAGAGACTACCATGAAGACGTCAGTAAAGCGTAAGCCTGCGGTCAAGAAGACGGCCAAGGGTAAGACTGCTAAGACTGCTACTCGCCGCGAGATCAAGAGCGATAACGCGCGGGCCAATCGTCCAGGCATTCTGGGCGAGTTCAAGACTTTCCCAGGAAGTTTCCGCGACAAGTTGCTTACGAAGTTGTCTTCTCCTCTCGGGAAGAAGAACAGCTATGAAGACGTTTTGAAGGCGGTCTTCGGAAACAAATCCGATGACAACCGATCAAAACTCGGCCAGCTGATCGGCTGGTTTGAGTTCCAGATCGGCAGGGACAAGTTGTCCTACACCATCACCCGCGAAGGTCGCGGGGATGAAGCTACCGTGACGCTGACGAAGGGGAAGGGCAAATAACTTTCCTGACGTAGCGTCTAAACTGACGGCTGTAGTTGGGAGACCCCAGCTACAGCCGTCAACTATAACAGGAGGCGCTAGATGATCCGACTATCCGACCATGAACAAATCGTACTGAAGTTGATCCCGTCTAACGGGAAGAAAATTACAACGCGGGTTCTTGTTGTGAAGTTCTACGAATATCTCGGGACCAAGGTCCCGATGCATGGCCGCGTGAATGTGGGGAGTAAGATACGCTCGCTGATCAAGAAGACGCGCCTCAATGATGTTCGCGTTCGTAGCTCGAAACGCGCGGGACCGTACCCAATAGACGTTTGGAAGGAACGCCGCGAATGAGCTATGTTCCGAAGTATGAACCTTATTCGCACCAACGGGAAGCGTTGGCGCGAATAAAGGACCGTCCTGCGTTCGCGCTTCTTATGGCAATGCGAACCGGAAAAACAAAAGTCGTTTTAGATGACTTTGGAAGGTTAGAGTATGAAGGCCGATGTGGATCGGCCCTCATCATCGCGCCAGCCGGCGCTTACAAGACATGGGAGAAGGAAATATCAATACACGTTGGCGCGCCGCTAGCGGAGCGGCTTCTAACCTATACTTGGTCGGCTTCTGCTCAATCTCAGAAGGCTCAAAAAGTCCAAGCGGACTTTATGAACCAAACGAACAAGCCGCGCATCTTGCTAATGAACGTAGAAGCGCTGAGCGGAGTGACGCGTGCTCGCGATCTGGCTCAGGCATTCCTGAAACAGACGCGAGACCCGATGTGCGCGATCGATGAGAGTACCACGATACGCGGGGCGGATAGTTTGCGGACGAAGTTTGTAATTGACAAACTCCGTCCGTTAGCTGCCTACCGGCGAATCATGTCGGGTCTCCCGTCTCCTAACTCTCCGTTTGATCTGTGGGCGCAATTCTACTTCTTGGACCCAAAGATTATCGGACATTGGACCTTCAAGACATTCCAGAATCACTTCGCCGAGATACAGCAGATATGTATGATCCCGGCGCGCGTGCTAAAGGAAAAGCTACACCGGATGGTAGGGGCCAAGCCATTCAATATCTCCGGTATTGGTATGGTGAATGCCCACGATCTATCCCACGGGATGCTGATTGAACAAATATCAAAGCGCGGAGGCTACGTGCCACGCGTCCCGGTCGTAAAGGCGTTCCGAAACGAGGAGGAATTGCGCGACCTGATTGCGCCCTACTCTTACCGCGTCAAGCTCAGCGATTGTTATGACCTTCCGCCGAAGGTCTACAGTATGCGCGAGGTGGAGCTAACGGCAGAACAAAAACGGGTCTACGCAGAAATCAAACAGTTCGCGTTCGTTGAACTCAACGAACTAGAACACGTTACCGCGAACCATGTTCTAACTCGTATCATCCGTCTACACCAAGTCCTTTGCGGCCACGTGCGCGACGATAGCGGAATCATTCGAGACGTTCCTGAAAACAGAACGTCTCAATTGATTGAGCTACTCAGCGAGCACGACGGTAAGAGTATCACCTGGTGTTCATATAGTCACGATATTGAAAAGCTAACGGTCGCGCTGACGAAAGAGTTTGGCGAAGGAAGCGTAGCGCGGTTCTGGGGCGGCAACCAGTCCACTCGGGAAGCGGAGGAACTTCGCTTCCGAGAGGATCAAAATTGCCGCCACATGCTCGCTACGCCTGGAGCGGGACGCTTCTCACGTATGTGGGCTATCGCGGACCTTGTCGTGTACTATTCTAATACGCCTGATCTTGAACATCGCTCGCAAAGTGAGGATCGCGCGCAAGGGTTGGATAAAGTCAACTCGGTACTCTATGTTGATCTTATCGTTCCGGGGACTGTCGATGAAAAGATCATCAACGCGCTCCGTGCCAAGATCAATATGTCTTCGACTATCACAGGCGATAACTATCAGGAGTGGCTAATATGAAGAAGAAAGAACAACTAGGTGACGCGCCGATTGAACCGAAATATATCGAGCAGATGAACAACGTAGCGCGTGCATTGGATGAATTCTTTAATGCGGGTCTCAAAGGCAAGGACCGCCCAACTGGATTTGTCCTGATGGTATTTCCTTTTGGCGATCACTCTGGACGTTGTAACTATATCAGTAATGGTGCGAACCGCAAAGACGTAGTCAATCTGATGAAGGAAATGATCGCGCGCTTCGAGGGACAACCAGAGATGAAAGGTAGCGCGTGATGATAACTACAATCCTACTGCTAATGATCGTAGCGGCGCTGCTACTGGCCGCGCTGCTAGTCCTATTCGTAAGATAACAAGGAGCAATCATGAGCAACATCGAAGGAGAACGACTGATGGAAAATATGGAGCGAGCAATGTCAGGTGAGGAGGAGATTGCCCCAAGCAAGCCGGAGCCTCGTTCATTAATACCAACGAACAATCGACTATTGCCCCGCGCCTCGGCAATCATGGCGAGCGTAGCTGACCTCTCACAGAAAATTGAAGCGCTGCGCGATAAAATTCGCGGCGTTCTACCAGCGACCCGCCCGACCGTCGTCAAACTCGATACCACGAAGGAGCCGCAAGGAATGCCGAGCACATTTGACGCGACGGAGCGTCAGCTGGCAGCAGCCCACAAGATGCTATCAGAACTACACGAGATGTTCTAATAGTTGGCTCTGGTAGCTTAAGGAAAAGCGTGGCCGCTGAAGCTGTTCCGATTAAGGCCAAGATGTGAGTGCAAGGCTCACCCAGAGCGCAGCTACCAAAGGAGAGAAGCAAATGAAGTTCTTACTGATCGACCCGAAAGCGCGCAAGCTACATGTCGGGGACTTTCCCGAATTGAACGATGCGAAGATCGCAGCTGGTCTTAACCCTCGTGAAGTAGACCACGGAACGGTCGCGCGTAGTCTATCCATCGTTGTGTACGAGTTCTCGTTGTTCGTCCCGCCAGAGGAGCAGTTCTACTTCTCCTTGGGCGATCAATTGTTCGCTGGGTCCGCAGTCATCTATCAAACAAACAGTATCGGCGAGACCGTCAACTTTGATAAAACTATCCTGACCGCGACCTTCCCAAATCCCGGATGGTTGCGATGGTACCGCAGCGTCAATGAGATTGAAGCTGCGATATCAGGAGGGACCTTAAGGCGTCCGCAGACAGCGGTCAACGATACGGTTCTTTGGTCATGGAACCGATGATAAAAATCCTCCTCACCTTCGCGCTGCTAGTCGTCGCAGCGTGGCTAGTCTTCAACGATCACGCTATCGGTGGAGCCGCGTTAGCTTTTGTGGTATTGGTTCTGATCTTGCTAGATCATAGAACATGAGAAGAAGGAGAGCCCATGTTTACGCGACTGTGGCGCGCCTTCCTAGCGCGCTGGGGACGGCTATGGCCGTTTCCTTCCCTAGTCCCGGAGACCGCGCCGGTAGGCGTCCCGCAGCCCGTAGGAACCTCCCGGAGCGTTCCGGAGCCTCCCGGGCTAGGTCCGGCTATCCGCCTCCCGGAAACACCCGTAGGAGCCTCCCTAGCCGTCCCGGAGCCTCGCCCCGTAGGAGCCTCCCTAGCCGTTCCGGAGCCTCCCAGGCTAGGTCCGGCTAGCCGCGCCGGGAAAGCCTCCGGACGCGCCCCGGAGCCCCAGCGCGACCCCTTCCCGCCCCCACCGCCTCCCGAAGATGGCTGCTACCTTACGGACGATATGGGCCCGGAGGAACAGCGCCGGAGGTTACGGGAGCAGTATGAGAAGGAGCGGCGGAAGCACGATAAGTTTGTGGAGCCGAAAGGTCCCCATCCGGTTAAGCGCCAGCGCGTCCCGGTAGTAATGGATGAAGAGGAGTTAGACGCGCACGAACCGACGCACCATGTTCCTGAAAAGGAAAGAGCGCGGCCCATCCCTGCGCTCGATGGTCCGCTGGTACCTGAAGGCTTTTTAATTGACCAACATCACGAAGGCGGAAAGGTCCTATTTGAAGAGGCTGAGTCCTGGGGTCAGTTTAATTTCCGCGATACTATCCTTGGCCAACTAGAGCGCTATTTTGTTTATCTGCGCCGTATGCGCCGGACTGATAAGTCAGCCTATGATTTGTATCGCGCTGTCGGCGCCACCATTGAGCCATATCTGTCCAATGTTTGGCATGGCGAGGCTGACGCTGGGGACGCAGAACTGCTGTATAAATTCTCCGAGGAGACCATTGAGTATATGAAACGGGACGAACTATCCCCAGCCTTCATAAGAGACCGTCCAGCCTTCGGCTGTGTAACTTATGGAACCGATCCGCTTTCAGAAAGCCGCGAGTTGACCCAATCAACTAAAACAAAACGAGTTCTTTGGATACCCAAGTTCATGTACTTCACGAAATTCGAGAAGCCGCCAATCAAGTGGCAACCGATGTCCAGAGTCAAGGGCGACGTGTACGGTCTAACCGTATGGTGGGACCGTCCTCACGATCCGAGGGAGTATCGACGCAAGTATGGCGTACCTCAAGACTTCGGGGTTTGGGTAAGCAAAGATGGTAAAACAATCCGCATCCTTAAGCAGCATCTGAAGTGGAACCGTTGGGCGTACCCTCACGACTTTAAGGACTGGGCGAAAAATCGCGGCGTGGATGTACAAGTTTTTCTTCGCCATCTGTTCATCATGGCGGTAAGACATGCGGAAGACATCGAGCTATCCATGGTCCGCGTCAACGTACACAAGCGCGACCTAACCGCCGTGTTCGGAGTAAACGTGGAGCGTCTCGCCTACTTCTTCCAGGATCGTGACTTTGCGCTTACGGCTACAGGTAGCCGCAAGCGTATCTTCCATCTCGTCAAACCGTATCAACGCAAGGACGGCAGCTGGACAAAGATGTACTTTGCCGGGGAGCGCGAGTTTGAATGGGCAGGGTACCACGTTCAGCTAACGGTTCCGGGTCTACATCATCAAAGCCTAAACACTTTCCATTATGGTAGCATCGACAGCGGCAGAGTTAAGGATCCAGACAACCCAAAGAAATACGTTAGTACTGAATACATGGCCAAGATATTCGCGGAGTACATCCGTACTGGCAAGATTAGAAAAGGGGACTAGGAATGAAACAAGGAGATAATCGTGGCCGCTGGGGTTCTGCGAGTAAGCGCGCAGCTGGACCGCATATGATCACTACCGAGGCGCAAACCTTAGATGAAGTTCTGGATATTTTGAAAGACAAGCAGCGCCGCAAGCCGTCACCGCCGACCCTACGTCAAGAGTTAGGTTTGAGCAAACTTCAACGACGCAATGTAACTCTACCTATGGGCGGAGTCAAATTGACTCCGATAAAGTTACATCAACAAAATCGCGGACAGACATCAGTAATCGGACATCAGCCATGGACCGAGGCAGAAGTGGTAGAGGCGTATCGGTCGGGAATTGATAGGATAGTTGATCTAGGCAAACTGGCTAAGGTTCCGCTCAATCGAGTTCGCGCATGGTTGTACAAATTTGGAGTTTGGGAGATACCCGAAGTAGTCTCTCTCGAAAGATATCAGGATATGCTAAAGAAACAGAAAGAACGATTGGCCATTAGGAGAGCCAAGTCTAAGGATATACAGGAACGGCGGACGATTGCAATGCGTCGCCGCAAGAAAAATAATCTGCTTTGTGCTCCTTATGAAGAGACGATATCTGAATGGGAATTGAAAAGTAGCATAGAGTACACAGAACAACAAATCAAAAAGACTAATCAACTACACAAAGACCGTCTTGTCTGGATAAAGGAGAACGAATAAGGCTGCAAGCTACGAGATGGCCAAACAACTTCAATTACTACCGGGAGGTGTCGTGATGATTCACCAAAGAGCGCTAGTGTACGCTTTTATAATCGCAATGATGATTATCGCGCTCTGGCTTCTATCTGATTGTAGCTCTGACTATAGCCGCGAGCGTAACAGCGGTGGAATGAAAAATGGAGTCATCACTGATCTACATAAATACTGTTTGGAGTTTCCAAAGGACGCTGCGTGTCAAGGAAAGGAGAGCAAATGATGGACGATCTAACTGAATGGAAGAAGCGCGCGGATGGCGGCGATAGCCGCTATGCGATAGCGCTAGCACTAATGGCTATTGCGGAAGCTATCAGTGATAAGGGAACAAAGGAGGTAGGAATCATAGACCATGTTAGCTCATCGCTAGACGATAAGTTTGATACGTTGATTCGAGTCATGGAGAGACTACCAGAGGAGGAGGGTGATACGCCACTATCACCTCCTCTGAAGCGGCGATGGTGGCATCGAACCTAAAGACGCCTTCGGAATACTAACTACCAACCACAACCAGGAGTAAAGCAAATGGAAGAGTTGAGAGAGCGCATCAACAATCTCTATGGCGCCTTGCTTTTGAGCGCCATAAAAATAAAAGAGTTGGAGGAGGAAAAAAAGAAGCGAAATGGAAGCAAACGATAATAAGATTGAACCCCAGGCGGTCTCCCGTCCTGGGGTTTTTTCATTTCGGAGTTGCGCAGTGATTGAGATTTGGAAATGCGGCTTCTGTGGCCGTCCTTACTGGAAATGTAGGTGTAACTTGAAGACCGATAAATGTAAGCTATGCGGCAAGCGTATCTATCTAATCAAGACTGGGAAGGGAAAGGAGACCTACAAGTGGGTAACTGATCCGGACAAGCCAACGTCATGGACGTGTAAAGTCAATATTGACTTCCCGCTTCGATCTCACAGCCCGGAGAATAAAAATGAAGACAACTAGAGTTCCAGCGGAGCGCTGCATCGGATGCGGAGAAGAAAATGACACGGCTTCAAATATTGACCAACAAACGCCAAGTCCTGGCGATCTATCAATTTGCATCAAATGCGGATACCTAAGCATATTCACAAAAGACCTACGTCACCGTCCATTGACGGTAAAGGAATTAGAGGAGGCATCAGCCGATCCACGTATTCAAATTATACAAATGGTAAGACGCCATGTTATAAAAAACCCCGATGCTTGATAGCACCGGGGTCAGTCTCCGCACAGTCCCTGGTCTCGGGAGTAAGATCAGGGTTTCAATATCCTTGCGTCTTTACAGAGCGTCTCTGCGCTGCGGCGAATATCTTGCGTTCTTGATCCGTCAACTTCCGTTCGCGCGGCTGACGAAATTTCCGTAACCGAAAGCGCGTCATAATCCGCGCGCGCAGCTTCCTACAATACTCGCAGCTCATGTTACGTCTCTCTAACATCCACGTGAACGATAACACCAGCCGGCGCTTCAATCGTAACATTCACGTGAAGCTCAGCGGCTGGCGGTCCCGGATGCTGTTCAAGCGGAGGCGGATGCGATGGATCGTCAGGAACTTGCGCGCCGCCAACTGACTCCGCGATAGCCTCGCAGATCGCCTCAAAGTGTTCGTTGTAAAGATTGCTGTCCGAAGTATTATCGCAGAAGCAGACTTCGAGTAGGATCGCTGGCTTATTAGTTCCGTTCAGGAACGCCAAGCCGCCATTATATTTGGCGCCGCGATTTGTAAACTTCCCCGCCCCAACGATAGCGTCGCAGACCCTCTTCGCGAGTGACTCTTGCGACACGTACAAGACCTCCGTCCCATGAGCGCTATGATTGTAAGCATTAAAGTGGCAGCTCACATCATAGTCGCGGGATTGTTTGTTATGCCACGCGACGATTGTATTGAGGTTTTCATTTTGGCTATGGGAGGTGTCGTCGTGAAATTTCACACAGCCAACTCCCGCGCTCGCCAGCATCTCAGCTACCCGATCAACGACCTTGCGCGCCTCGTTCACTTCATCCAGCTGCGGCGGGACCGGAGACCCGCTCGCGCCACGGATATATTTTCCATGTCCTGAGCTAATAGCGATTTTCATTTTTGGGGTCCCTTTGTTGGTAGTGCTTCAGCACGAATAGCCGAACCGCCGATGTTAGGTTGAACGGTTCGTATCCCGCTTTGATTTGATCGATCAATTCTTGTAGACTGATCCCTTGGTCCTTAGCTATCTGACGAAGAGCGGACCAGTACTCGACTTCCAAGGATAGACTAGTTTGTCTGCCACGTACTTCAACAGATCGCTTCTTCGCCTGCGCCATTGATGCCCCCATCATAGCGCCGCCCCGTGCTTATCATTTTTTCATTTGCTGTCGTAACAATAGCTCCACTGCCTCTACTATCCAACGATACGTCTCAACAAATTGATCGTTCTTCAGAGCGTCAATTTCCTCCTTGCGCTTTAGCAGCGCTTGAATCTTTTCATCATCGCTCATGGAAATTTCATCGGCTCAAATATTGGTATATCAATCTCCTTGAATACCGGAGACCTTCCACGAAAGCTATTAGGACGCGCCGGTGGCGCTGGCGGCGCTGGTAACGACTCCGACCCATACGGTCGCGGCGGCGCTTGTAACAACTTGAGCGCATCGTCCGGTAGGATACAATGCATCGCCTTTTCGGTTAGATCGTTAGTGTCTTTGATCATCGTGGCCCACTGCGTGAACAGTTTGTCCTGAGACTTAAACAACTCAACAGCTGTCGTTTCCGTTCTCGTTGTGATCCTATTCATGTAATAATAAAACAAACCCATCAATGCGAGGTTCGTGATGATCATAGCCAGCACCAATGGCATATTGCGGAAGGTTTCAACCGCCCCGGTCGCGACGGTGCCGACTGCCTTTACGCCTTCCTCCATTACGCCTGACATGTTCGTCTCCTACGCCACTGGCGTATCGTCTATTGGTTCCATCTCATCAATAAATCTTTGGATCAACCGGAATAGATCATCGGCCTCCGGGCGCAGTTCCGCTTCCTTGCGTTTGATCGGTCCCCAGTGATCCTTGAGGACGCGAAGTCCGACCGCGCAAACCTCGACGCAAAACTGCGGGCAGTGCTTACACATGGTCTGAAAATTGAAACCCTTGCCGCTTCCGTAGCATCCCCAATCGGAACTACTACAACTGACGTCTTCAGAGAAGATGTCAAGCGCGCAGAGCGGTTGTGATCCGTCTAATCCGCCACCGGCCAGATACTCATCATATAATTTTTGCATCTCCGGCGAAGCCGACAACGAGTTAGCCGATTGCTGATACAACCCAGCTTCAGCCGTGTCGCTCGATGTATTGCTCGCGGATTGGTCGCGACCTTCGCAGTGCTGACCGCTACTCTCCCGCATCCCTAGTCCCATCAATAATACGAACAAATGCCGAAGGGTATCGGGTCCAGCCTCCTCATTGTCCATACCAATCGAATTAAAATTTGACCGGTACCAACTAAGCGCGTCCTTCGCGTCATCGTATGTATCGGCTTTCGCCATCTCGCGCGCGGACGAATCACCAGCCAAGTATTTGCGATAGACCGTACTCCACGCGAGCGCCATACCTTGAATATATCCAGCCGGCGCGCGTCCGCGATCATGCCAATTATAGGACGCTATCTTGCTCTTGTTCGCTACCTCGCAGATAGCATCGATTTGCTCATCGTTGAGAACAGCAAACATCGGAGGTGGATACGGCGGCAGATCAAACTCGCGTTCAAGCGCAACCCACGTATCAGTGCCGACGATGCCATCAACAGTCAAGTTTTGCTCCTCCTGGAACTCCTCGACCGCTTCCTCCGTAATAGACCCGAAGTCGGAGTCAAGCGGTTCACATTCCAGACACTGCTGGACGATCAGAACATCCGGACCGTAGCTCCCATATTTCAATAATGGGCGTCCCATAGTTCCCCTCTCAGTGTACCGGGAATACCAGCACGATCGTCAGCACGATCATCATCAGCGCGAAAAGAGCGAGCACGACAATCAGGCGTTCCCACCATTTCATCATGCTCGCCTATTACTGCCTAGCGTTTATTTTTTCGCTGCTGCTGGCGCCGCTCCTGATGGCGCCGGATGCGCACCACTCGGAACGCCAACGACGATCCATCCAGTTGTCGGTGTCCAAGCCACCTTCCATTCAATAGGCGGTTGGCCCTCAACGGGTGGCGGCGTGACTTCAGGTGGCAACACAATCGGATGCGATGGTGTCCATGGAAATACTGGTAGTTGTACCGCAATCGGCGGACTACCAGGCGGTGATGTTGGCGGCGCTGGAATGTAGATCGGATGTTCGGGATGTGCTCCCGCTGGCGGCTGCGGCTTCACTCCAGGCCCCATCCCGCCGCCCCAATAACCAGGAGGCATCTGAGGTGGGCCCCAAATCCCAAGCGGTGGTTGCCCCGGTTGCGGCCCAGGCGGACCCGCATCCACATAAGGCGGCCACGGATTAGCAATAGGGTGACTCGGGTGAACCGGAGACCAACTAGGCGGTTGGCTTGGCCATGGCGGCTGCGGCATCGGGAACCCGATGTCAACATAAGGCGGCCTGCCACCAGGCATCGGTCCACCGCCGATGCTCAAGGTTGGATCATACATTTCACCAATAATAACGACGGGTCTTCCTGCCATGGTAACAACTCCTTTGCGGTTGATTGGGGTTCAATTTAAGAGATGCGCTAACACCCCTACAATTAGCGTATCGGCTTATCAGGTATTCGTTCTGCGAGTGATCTTATCTGTCATGGTCCGAAAACCTCGATCTGTGTAGCAACTTGATTATAGCTATTGTTGCTCGTATTAAAACCGGCCGCACTAACGCCGGCATTAGCACCAGCCCCGGCAGCCGATCCCATGTTTATTCCTGCTGGCCCAGTCGTCGTCCCATACACTACACTAGACGTATTCCAATTATATGAACAAATGAAAGCCTTGGTTTTATCAAATGAATAATTCATCGCATCAGAAACAAGCGTGCCCGAAGGAAGACTAGGATTGGCAGCACCAGCAAATCTGATCTGAATCTGCGAACCGTCAAAATCCATACTTGGATCGGCGGCAGCAGCGTGACCGCACCACATTGCATTAAATTGATTGGTGGTAGTTCCGCCGCCAGTAACAGTAACTCGTATCTGTGTGTTGCCGCTGTTCGCAACGCCAGCAACATACGCTGATGTGTTGTAGCGCGTTCGCAGATGATAACCGTTAAATGACGCGCCGAGACTTGGAGGACTTTGCGTCGTGATAAGTGGCTTCCAAGTTCCCGGAGGTGGAGTCTGTGTGGTACCTGTAGCATAAGATACGACGACGATACCGCTGCCACCCGCTGTTCCTGTAACGGCGGTTGAGGCCGCTCCTCCTTGTCCGCCTCCACCGCCACCTCGATTAGCGGTGCCTGCTGTAGCCGATGTACCTTGAACGCCGCCTAAACCGCCGCCGCAAGTTGCGGTTGCAGCTGTACCCGTTCCAGTAAGTCCGCCCGCGCCTCCGCCAGCATAACAAATAGACGTACCAGTAATTGAACTCGAACAACCAATGCCGCCCGTTCCGCCAACAGAGATCGTTCCTGTGCCGCCAATCCCGCCGCACCCGCCTCCACCGCCGCTTCCATATCCGATGCCGCCGCTATAGCTATTGCCGCCTGCGAAACCTTGTCCAGCTAATCCCGTACCAACGGCAGCGGCATTCGATGAACCGCTACCCGAACCGCCGTTGCTCGATGGTTGACTACTACAGGCTCCGTCACCACCACCCGTCGCGGTACCAATTCCGAAAATGGATGAGCTTCCGCCCGTTCCAACGGTACAGCTTGTATAAACCGCTGGAGGAACCGGCGCACCCGCACCGACAGTAATTACTGTCGCACCGGGAGCGAGATACGTTCCTGTACCTTGAAGGACACCGCCAGCGCCGCCTCCCGCACCGGTTGAGCTTCCTGCTGTCGTACCGCCCCAACCTCCTCCCGCCACGATCAAATAGTTGATCGCCTTACCCGTCGCGCAAGTAAGATTTGCAGAGCCAACTGTCGTGAATGTATGAACAGTATTAGCACCAACCGTCGTAATCGTCCCACCGGCGCAATTCACATTCGGCGCACCGGACGGATACGAGACGATGACAATGCCAGAACCGCCAGCGCATCCAGCAGTACTTGCTGGTTCACTACCACCACCGCCGCCACCCGTATTAACCGCACCCACAGTACAATTATTTACATTTTGATCGCCGCCCTTCCCGCCGCCGCCTGAACCACCTGAACCGCCCGTGCCGGTATATGCACCGCCGCCGCCGCCGCCTGCGTAGAATACTGACGCGCCGGTAATTGATGAAGCTAACCCCGGGCCGCCATTGCCTCCAGTTTGACCGGACCCTGCGCCATTCGCGCCAACCGCACCTGCACCACCACCGCCGCCGCCGCCGTTCGCACTGCCACCCGAAGCCCCACCGTTGTTGCCTTGACCAGCAATCCCAGTTCCACCCGTTTTGCCGGTAGTCGTCAGCGCGCCACCGCCGCCAGAGCCACCATTGAGTCCTTGATCATTGCCAGAATTAAATGAGCCGCCGCCGCCGCCTCCCGTAGCATTGACAATGACAGTCACATTCGTAAATACTTCAAATAAAGTTGCTGGACCATAGTATTGATTCGCTGTCGCCGTCGCAGTTGTCGTTGCGTTTCCAGCGTTCGCCCCTCCACCTCCCACATTGCCTACGCTAAATGCCGCGCTTACAGAAGTATTTGCTGTCTGCGCGCTTGAACTCCAATTATATGAACAAATAAAATCCTTGGTATTTGAAAATGAAAAATTGACCGCATCCGAAACTTGTGTGCTTGGAGCTACTGGGGCGGTGATGGCTCCGTTGCCGCCAACCTTTATCTGAACTTGATTTCCATCATAATTCATACTAGGAGAAGCTGCAGCCGCATGACCGCAATACATCGCGTTCATTACGTTGCCGCCAGAAACACCACTCAGCGTAACTCGTAATTGCGTCCCCGATATCGGTGCGGTTCCTGCAAATCCAGAGACCGCTATTCGAGTGCGTAACTCGTATCCACCCCAACCCGATCCGTAACTAGCAAGAGGCGTTGGAGCAACGATTGTAGTAAACCACGACCCTGCACCGCCAGGAGTTGATATAAGTGAATTGCTACCATTCCCACCTTGAGTGTTTGCTGTTCCTACATTAACGCCTCCCGCCCCAACTATAACGCTACTGGTGCCAGCATTAACAGTCGCAGTGCCGGTGAGCCTCCCGCCAGCGCCACCGCCGCCAGCATAATAAGCGTTGCCGCCTGCGCCGCCGCCAGCAACAACTAGATAGTTGATTGTTCGTTGAGTAGGACAATAGAAGTCATTATTCCCTACAGTCGTGAATGTATGAATCGTATTACCGCCGGAATAGGTAACAGCACCGCCGATACAATCGAGCACTCCAGAAACACCCGTTGAGCGCATACCCGGAGCTAAATGTGTACCGGGTAGCTGCCCAAACGCACTCTGCGATAGCAATGCTCCGAGCGTGCAAACAATCAGAACATTTTGAAGCGAACGCCAGCGCATGATACTATTTCACATCCTTAAGCAATGCGCCACCGATACAATACGTAGCAGATACACAAGTGTAGCCGATAGCATCAACCGCGCCTGCGGTAGTCGAGAGTACATAGTTACATGCGCCCGCGCATTTCAGCGTTGAGTTAATGGTCGCCGGGATTGTACGCGACCCTGTTCCGTCTTGTACAAATCTAATCACACCTGCTTGCCCTGCCTTCACGTTGCTAAAAGTAAGCGTGGTGACGTTAATACCGAGCGTGACCGCGACGTTGATAAATGTATTGAAGTCGAGATTCAGCGTAGCCGCACCCGCCGAAACTGGCACCTCTGCAGTAAAAACTTTATCAGCCGGAAGTATCTTGTTAGTTGTAGCTGCCATGAAATTCGCGGCGGTTGCTTGATCTATCCGCGCGCTGTTGAGCGTACCGCTACCAATGTTGGTCGCGTTGGTCGCGTCGGTTGTAGCGGATACCGCGAATGCAGCGCCTCCGGTTTTAGTACAGGTAATGCTAGGAGCAGTAAACGTACAGTCACCGCCCATGACGAACTCGCCATAGGTACCAGCGTTGTTGTAGGGAATGCGCCCCGAAACGCCGCCAGTGATCGTTGTACTATTAACGGCTATTGGGGATGCTGGAATTGTTGGTAAGTCCGCCCCTATCAAAGTCCGCCAACTAGGCAAGCCGGAGCCACCGGAACTCGGTCCAGCGCAAACTTGATTGGCATTAGGTTGCCCCGAGCACTGGGCTTGCGCAGGCGCAGCCCACCACAAGACCAGCGCAAGAGCGATTAATATCCTTAGACGATTGACCATCCTGAAGATGCTCCGTCATTAGCGGGCACGAGCCGCAGGAATTGATAGTTAGTGTTGAGCGAAATGCTGGCGATCCCATCCATTTTTTCCGCACCAGCACAGTTGATAGTTAAAGGATGCGCTGAGAATTGCCCACCAACATCCTTGATGAGAATTGGCCTACCCGCCCGCGTGGATGCTGCTGGAAGATTGAGAGATGCAGAACCTGACGTGATATTACAGTTGATAATTTCGTCGGTTGCCGTAACCGTAATGGGCGACGACGTGACGTTGCGCTGCGTTGGTGGTAGTGGCTTTCCAGATAAGTCAGCATAAGCACCAGTTGCTGCGACGGTCGCAAGTCCAAGATTGGTACGTGCCTGCGGTTTATTAGTAAGTTCCGAAAGATTATTTGCCGCAAGCATATCGCCTGTACCGGACCCCGATGCGCCAGTCGGCCCCTGTACACCCTGAACACCAGCGATGCTAATGTTCCAATCAGCGTGCGTACCAGAACCGTTAACGAGACTTGATGTAAAAGTTAAGATATTGCCACTGTAGGCTGTGATAGCACCTTCCATCCATTCGCCAGATGATTGCGAAGCTGCTCGAATACGCGCCCCAACGACATAAGCGTATCCTGTCGTAGTCAGCGTAAGACTGATAGAGCCTATCGCAACCGCTACTGATGTTGTTGAAAATCCGCCGTAGCCAGACCCAGTAGCTCCGGGTGGCCCGGCATTGCCAGCAGGTCCTTGAGTGCCGGACGGACCTTGAGCGCCTTGAGCTCCAGCAGGTCCGGTAGCTCCAGCAGGTCCGGTAGCTCCTGTAGGTCCAGCCGGTCCAGTAGGACCGACCGCGAGCAGCAAACCTGACGTGCCCCATGATGGCGAGGCTGTGTGCAAATAAGGTCCCCACAGATACGCTGCCGATCCTGGCACAGCTGGATTGCTTTGTAGATAGTAATCGCCATCGACAGGAGAGACCGGATTGCTTGGGGTTGGTGCGGCCACGCCATGCCAAATCACATTACCAGGACGACCCGCTACGCCTTGTGCGCCGTTGACGCCTTTCTCACCGGGAGTACCTGTGGAACTCAAGTTCCAATCGTTGTGAGTATTTGCGTCGCGTGTAGTACTAATTAGATCAATCGTCACCAACATGACGCCAGCTGTATAAGACGCAACAACACCTTCCATCCAATCATCAATAGGCAATGCGGCTGATGAGAACCGCACTCGACTTCCCGGCAAATACGCTAAATCAGGTTGTGTGATAAATGTCTTTGGACCAACGCTGATGGCGAAGATCGAAGTGCTAGTGCCATTATAACTCGGCCCAGCAGGTCCTGGCGGACCAATGTTGCCAGCGCTACCATTGACGACCGTAACTGAGTTGATGGTCATCGGGTTATCCCCAACATTGCTGTTATACTACCGGACGCCAATTGCCGCGTGTAACCGTCCGCGCGGCCAAGTAGATCATAAACGTAGTCTGCGGGAGGAATCAGCGCCATTATTGTAGCTGGAACTTTCAATGACCATGTATTGCTATAGACTTGAATCAAACCATTCCCAGTCGAAGCCAAGATCACAACTGTAGCCGCAGGCGGATTCACCCGCACTTCCATTTCAAATTCGATACCGGACAAATCAATCGGTTGCTGCGGAGTTTGCAAATCCCAATATTCTAAACCATCAAGCCAATCAGAATTGGTCGCGATGGTCATGTCCATCACAACGGGAGGCATATAGAGAATGTTCGTAGACATGGCTTTTATTGCGGTGTTAGGAAGGACGGCGGTGCGGGCCAAGGCGGCGTACCAACGGGGACGATGTAAGCGACTAGTTGACTAAAATTCAAAGTTTGAACATTAGCAATTTGCGTATCTCTATAAGCGTTCACTGCTTTCACCCAATCCATCGTAGCCTTTGCGTTGGTGTAGGGCGTGCCAGACGTTGTTGTTGACAACGTGTAAAGAGCATTTCTCTGAACATCAGCCGGTGCATATTTATTAATTAATTGCGCGGCTTGCTCAGTAACATTATCAGCAGTCTTTGTTGTGAGCCCCTTCACAAGAAGCATATTCTGTGTATTGGCGCTTGTGTAGCCCGGAGGAATGAGTTGAATATCATAGAGTGGCATTGGATCAGATGACCAAGTAAGGTCTGGCAACTGAACGATGTTCATATAATATCTCGGATCAGGTCTAGTTGTTGTGATTGTTGACATCTAAACGATCCTCCCCATTCGAAACACTTCGATACTGCTCGCGATAAATAGCGTCAATTGCCGCCGCAGTCTGCGAACTAACTCCTGTCCTGCTTCTAGTCCACGCTTCCACGATAGCGGCTAGTCGCGCCATCTTACGTCTTGCTTCTTCACAAAAGGTACACATTTGTTATGCTTGCTGTTTGCCCGGAAAGTCCGTTTGCAGATGCGACAAATCGAGATTGTTTGGCGTCCAATTGTTGTTATTGCCGCTTGCGTCTTTCCCTAATCCAGTCGCTGTAGAGTCAACCGCATTTTGCCAATTCAAATAAAATCCATTCGGACCGAAGGGTAATTTCAAAATATCACTCGGATCGTTCGGAACAAGAATGCCATTCTTTGCTTGAGCAAATTTTGTATAATCTCCGAGACACTGACCATCTACACCAATAATTTCTGCAAACCGCAATCGGGATGTTCCGTAGACGCCATTGGACGGACCTAGCTGCGGCATTCCACTACAGCTATAAAATGTTCCGATACATTGCTGCAATGTACTGTTCCAAGGACTGTTGCCGCTGACCGCACCCTTGCTCTTCAAAATTCCGTCAAGATAAGCGTAGATGAAGGCGCCATCGGCGCAGCACAGAAGATGATGCCACTTGTTGTCAACGAACACACCTGACGTATAATAGCCATTCGTCATTCCGGTATAGGATTCATACGTCCCAATCCCGGCAACTTGGCCGCCTGAGTTATTCCAACACATATTAAAAATGTTACCACCGCTAAGGTCAGCATTGGCCGTCAATATAAAGGCATTCATGGTACAGCCCCACCAAGCGCCGCCAGCATCACCAGCCATGAACAAATAATCAGGTCCAGCCGGATCGCTCCAACTCCCAACGCCATAAGCATAGGTTTGTGGCACAGCTTTCTTTACAAAAGCGCTGATCGACCACACTTGCCTATTCGTATTCATTGATGGCGTACGAAGCAGGCATGGTGGCTGATTAACGCCAAGTTCAAAGCTAGTGCCCGGAGCCGCTAACTGAAGTGATCTGCCGTCATAAGCCACGGGTGTCGGCGCGGGTCCTGGCTGTACCCCTGAATTAAAAACATCCAGCAATTGCCACTGCACCGAATCAAAAACGAGAAGCCATATCTGATTAGGAACTCCGTCGCCCGCTGCAATAGGTGAGCCATCCGGATGGGCGACGGGATGAATTGGAAAGTTATTAGGAGCAAAATCGGTCGGACCTTGAATCACTTGATCAAGCTTAACCTCAACCGTTCGTCCCTCTTTGATATCAGGCAGGACAGGACTAAAGAGGCCAATCAAATGATTTTTGACGATTTGCTTTGCATCAGTCCAATTCGGATCGAGTGCGCCGGTATCGTGAACATACGGAATATCAACATTGTGTAATGTCGTTACGCCACCAACAGAACCATCAGCGCCCATATTCTGTAATTGAAAATACGTACCATCGCAGACCAGAGTGGCGATTTGACCAGCGACCATATCGTTGGCCTGTAGTTCGGCTCCGTCTCTGCGCTTGATGGCTGTAGGATTGATGCTGCCAATAGCTATGGTCGTTGGCCCTGTAATTGTATGGGCGATCAGAACATGCAGCGTCAAACCACGAGTGTATGTTGTAATCTCAGGAGTAAGATTAACGACTTGCACAGTATTAAGTGGACCGCTATCTAAGCAATAAATAAGCTTGCCGTCACGAACGGCGCGCGTCATCTGATTCAAGTCTTGATCCGTCGGCTCCTGTTGCGAGTTGCTAATGAGATTTACGATCTCTCGCTGCGGGAATTCAAACGCAGCGGCAGGCGGCACGGACCCCTCACGACCAATTGTTGGGTCGCCATTTATGTAGGAAGCATTCGGGTCAATAGCGCCCGGAGGCCCATACGGAGGCTGATACTGCACTTGCATTTCTCCTTTTACGAAAAGCGAAGCTTATGGGCAGCGGACCCTACTCGCACTGAAGCCACCGGCGTTAACCCGGATGGCGGCGCAGGCCAAGGTGGAAAAACGCCAACAGGCGGGAGATACGCGACAAGTTCGTTAAAGTTTAATGCTTTGACGCGAGCAATTTCTGCATCTCTAAAAGCATTGACCGCAACGATCCAATCCATCATTGCCTTAGCATTCGTCCAAACAGTTCCTGATGTTTGTGTCGCCAACACATAGAGAGCGTTTCGTTGCAAATCGTTCGGCGCATATTTGTTGATTAACTGCATCGCTATAGTTGCCACAGGCTTTGAAATAGTCGTACGCAAACCTGGCTGAGGTAAACCAACGCTTCCATAGCCACCCTTGACCGGATAGACTATCGTATCATCAACTGGAAGCGGGTCCGCTGCCCAGTTCCCATCATCATACTGGATAATGTTACGATAGTATTTCGGATCAGGTCTGTCGTGTGTAATGATTGGCATGATTTATCCTGCTGAAGTGCGCCAACCTGGCGGCAAGCCAGTCGGCCACGAACCGCCGTTAGTGAATGTTGCAAAGGTTTCTGTAGAATCAGGATTGCCCGGATAGTCGAGATGTAGGCGTTCTGTAGTAAAATTCACCGGCGTGAAATTGTTGCCGTTCGGACTGTAGTCTTTTCCCAAACTTGTTTCGGTCGTACCGCTACCATCGGTGAAATTCAAATAAAAGCCATTTGTTCCGAAATTCATCCCGCCAATGTTCATCTCTTTCGGAATCATTATGCCGCCAATATTGTAAGCAAAGAAATCCCAATCCAGCCATAGCCCATCAACCATAACAATCTCAGCCATCCGGGCACGACAACCGTAGCTTGATGGTTGCAGCGGAATAATTGAAGTGACTTCGTCGGGACCCGTTTCAGTTCCAATCGCGTGGAGGCGCGCTGCATTCATCGTGCTCGGAGTAGTTACAGGCCCAGCGTTTACGAGAATGCCATCGATCCAAACCTCAGTTTGATGCGCGGTGATCGCATCAGCCCGCCACAATAGATGATGCCAATTTTGATCCTTGAATACACCCCACTGAAAAATTCCATTATGTGTCGCCGGATTAGTCGCATCCCCATATCCGGTTTTCGGAACAGTAGTGTTAGCCCAAAAAGTTGACAAGCAAGTATCAAGATCACCGCCCTCAAATTCTAAGCAAGTCACATCGCCCCTACCACCAACAGTCGTTCCTGTAGAATCACCGGCGGATACAATAAACTCTCTCAGATCGGTTTGCCCACCAGGATAAACATTAGGGCGCGGAATTGTAACCGGCCAACGAATGAATGTACTAAAGGTCCAAATGTTACTATTACCAGCAGCCGTAGCTTGCCGTTTCATAAACGGAAAAGAAGTGTAGGTTCCAAACCACCCCGCATTGGGGTCTTGAAACTGCAACGAACGCTTCGGCCTTCTTACAATAAGTGCATTCGGGTCCGCGCGACTACTGACCAACTGCCACACGCCGCCATCATAAACCAAAAGCCATATCTGATTGATGACCCCATCACCGGGACCGATAGGCGAGCCATCGGGATGCGCCACCGGATAGGCAGGAAAGTTATTAGGTTTGAATGTAACCGGACCCGTCGTATTGTTCGCCAACTTAATCTCACAAGTACGCCCCTCGTTGATGTTAGGAATAGGCGGAACATACAATCCAATTAAATTATTCGCAGTGCCTGTATCATGGACATACGGTATATAAATTTCATATCGGTCAACATTACCGGCACCAGCCTGATCCGCAATACCCAAGTTTTGAACTTGAAAGTTCGTGCCATCACAAACTAAATCTGCAATCTGTCCAGCCAATAAATCATTGGCCTTTAGATCAGCTCCTCCTAATCTCGTAACAGCGGCTGGCGGAAGATCGCCAATCTGAATTGTCGTCCCGCCAGCGGTTACGCTATGCGCGACTAATACACGCAACTCTAACCCAGCATCGTAACTCGTAATCGGCGGCGACAGTTGAGGTAGAACTAATTGATTTGCTGTTCCTTGATCAATATAAAAATTCAAACGTCCGTCGCGAACAGATCGCGTAACTTGCATCAAATCGTCATCAGTCGGAGCCTGTTGTGAATTAGTAATTATATTTGTGAGTTCCCGCATCGGGTTCTCAACAGTAGCCCCACTTGGCTTCGATCCAATGATCCCCTTACCACGCGCGCTATTAATGTAAGGCGCGTTTGGATCAGGACTCGCAAATGGCGGCTCATATTTCATGGCAGTCCTGCATATTTATCTGGTGGTGTAAGATTGCTGTAATCATAAACCACCAATGTATGAGCTGGCTTCCACCGATCAATTAAACATTCAAGGTCTTGCGCGTAACCAATCCTCAAATGCGGGTCCAATCCGGCTTCACCGGATCCGACCCGAAACCACATCAGCGGAGCTAGATGAACATGGACTTGCCAAAAAAATCGAATTTCAGGCGGACCGATTTCCCATCGAAAATCCTCCATAAGTTCTGGATGCTGCCCTGGCGTATCATTCCACAATTCCATTCCTCGCGTATCACCAACTTGCGATACACCGCAAGTGAACGGAGCAAACTCACTGATTGAAATGTTATAGCCAAGCCAAGCCGCAACATCGATGAACCACTGTCGGTTTTGAGCACCGAGCAGGGTCATCTTAAAGACCAGCATTTTTTGCCGTTCAGCGAGCGTCAAAGCACTTTTGAAACAAGGATCAGGAAGGCCCCAATTTTCCTCCCATCGATCCAACATTTCTATAGTCTTACGCGGATCGGATTCAGTCTCCAAAAAATCAGCAGCGCGACTATCAACGAAACCAAAAATGTTAGCGAGGCCACGCACTAACCGCATGAGCACGCTGTCTTCATCACGCGGCCACACCGGACCTGTGGGCAATAAATCCGCGAGCGCAGCCGCGTAATCATCTCCAGTACGCCGCAGATGGCGATCTACAACAGCAATCTGATCCATGCCATTTATGGTGCGTAGATGATAGAGCCCAAGATCGGAAGATGCCCATTGTCAGGCATCGGTGTGCTTGTAAAGGTTAGTTCATAAGTATTGAGTCCAACAACCTGACTAAGAGCCTCATCTAATGAACTCCTATGCAATGTTTCGCCCGGTATTGCTTGTGTCAGAAACATATGTCTAACGGAGGATTCAATCCCGGCGCGAATTGCTGTCGTGTCCGGTACCACTGATCTAAGCGTAAAATTAATCGGATACGGAATTGGAGCAACAACAAAAATATCCTTCACAGCAACCGGACGTACCTTATCAATCCACTGGGCCACAGCCAGAACATCCTCTGCTGTAGGAATACCGTAATTGTCAGCGCGCAATATATCCATCATAAATCTAATCACGACCGTACCCGGTCCCAATTCCAACGGATACGCCCATGCGCGCGTTACACCGCCAAAGGACAGCGCCCAGCGAACATAATCCTCTTGCGATCCTCCCATCGGGGGCTGTTGGATGCGCTCAAGTACGCGCGCTCGCAAATCGTCGTCGGTCTCGGTATCTGCGCCACCATGAAAATCATTATTAGCAATTGCTGTGTTATCAATACCATCAACGACAACCTCAAATTGTAAAACATCTCCGACCACGAGATTACCTATTGCACCAGGATCGAGTGCTCGCACTGGCACAGATGAACCTGATGCTGAGATGCTAACTTGCGTTAGCGTTTCAAAGCTAATGTCTGTAGTTGATAATTGTGCTGCCGCTGGTACGACAGTACCCTGCGTACCAGTCACAGTCACGGTGCCAGTTGCAAATTCCGCCGCCTTCCGTCCGAGCGTTCCATCAGAATTTGTCAGCCAGATTTGCCCGTGACGGTCTAACCATTCCGTTTCTGCTGTATCTGGCATCAATTGTTTAGCTAGCCAATCTATATAGCGCAACACCAAATGAGCTAGACCTGAAGTCGCGTCCGACAGCACCCGCAGCATAGAGTTGCCGAGGGTCGCTGCCGCATTGAGCGCCGCTAGAATACGTTGCTTTGGAACGATCACTGTCGCCATAGTCGCGGCAATAGCGTCGCGCGTCATGGCGCGAACGTCCCGCAAGCTTGGCGTCGTCCATGGCATTATGTGACTTCCTATTTATTTGGATTGATACGGGTCTTGCCACGAGACTTGCCTGATCTCATCCCACAAGTTTTGGAATTGCAACGCGATTGCGGGAAGCGGGCCACGATACATCGTAAAGCCAACTTGAATGGTATCACGATCAGTACGCTCCGCGCGAACATCAATTCGTGTACAAACACCATGATCTATGAATGGCTGTAACGCTTCACGCGTGTAAATCTCGGCGCGGCCAAGCGTAGAACCTATGCGTGCCTCTATGGGCGTAATCTTCGCGCGCATTAGCTCCCATAGACGCGACCCGATTGGCCAACCATCATATAGGAGTTCGGCATCTAGATCGCCCCACCATCCGCGCCGATCAGAAACCCCATCAGGGCCTAGCAAATCTGGCAAATCATCATCAATGTCCGCGAGACCGTCAGTACCAAGCGCAATCAATAAACTGGTAGCGAGTTCCTGCGTCTCATCTAATGTGCCCATTGGCTTTAACAAAATGTCCATCGTCACTAACGGCTGAAGCGTTACGATATTAATGATACGAATATCGGCCATTTATCCTGTCCCATATATCAAAGCGACCAAGTGATGATGCAGAGACCGGGAGCGGCTGGAAGCGCTGCGCCGGTAGTCACGGTAATACCGCCACCGCCTAACGGCAATCCTCCCACATTGACTGCGCTTGTTTGTGCCGGACTTATGGCATTGCTGTGCGAGTCATAGGTACCATCGACTGTTGCCGACCCGCCGACAATTCCGTGACCAGCGCCGCCCGTTATGTTCACATCACCGCCAGTTGCGGTTCCGCCCGGGGACGTAGCCGCGCCTATATTAAGACCAGAACTACCTCCGTTGGCTGTTAGCGTTGGTATAGTTAGCGAGCCTGATTGCAACAGGCTCTGACCGCCATTCTGGCTACCAAGCCCGCCAATACCCGCTGTAAACTGTATTGTTGCGCCCGGAACAAGTCCGGTTAATGTTTTTTCCAGATAACCGCCGCACCCGCCAGCGCCACGAGGTATGCCACTAGCATTCGAGCCTCCACCTCCGCCACCTACAAGTTTAATGAACGCCTTGGTAAAGGGAAACGGAACGAAAATGTTTTGTGAAGTCGTATAAGTAATGGTTGACGATTTTGGTTGCCATGACTCCTCTCGCCACACACCGTTTTGATCCGCGAAATATTCACCGACATCCCCAGCATTCGCGGAGCGATTTGCCCCAGTTAACAAAATGAGATGCACCGGGTCATGCTGGATAATAATACGAGCATCAAACCGGCAGCGCTTCTCGACCAGCGTACCGGGACCAAATGAGGTAATCGTAACGACCGGAGCTGGAGAGACCGGGCCAACGATATGGACACGGTTAGAATCAACCGTATCCAAATCAGTCAGCGTCGCGGCATTGATCGGCTGTTCCGGCGCAACCCCCATCGCCGAAATGATGTGGATTTTCGACATCAGGCAGGCAACGCCTTAACGTGCTTCGCGTCGCCCTGAACGGTGACGACTTGTCGAGCCTTGCTATCGTCGCCTGTCTGCTCGGTCCCGAGTATTACCTGACCGCCGCTATCCGATGGCGTTACCAACTCGATCAGCGATTTTGCCTCGTTCTGATTCGGCGCTTTGCTAGTAATCGTTGTGCGGATTGCCTTGATATCATGGGTCTCAACCGAATCATGAGTCATGTGCGTCGCGTTCCAGTTCATCTTTGAATTGTCGCCGCCATTCCACGCCATCGTCGGAGCGTTCCAAGTTAAGGTCCCCGTCGTCGTCCAAGTGATCCCATCCATATCCATGACCATCGAAGAATAGATGGTCTTCGGATCATCCTTGTCCATGATCTGGTGTTTAATCTGTGGCTTGTATTCACCTTCGTCCTTGTACGTATCTTTATTGCGATGAGTAACTGTAAACGATTTACGATCAAAATGAACGGTAGCTAACACATCGTCTTTCATATCGGTCTTGGTCGCCTGAATTGCTTTCTTCCGATCCTCCTTTTTCATATCCATACCAAGCGCACTCAAAGGATCAGTTGGAGTGTTCTTATCTTTTTTCATTATACGAAAATCAAGAACCAAATCGTGCGGAACCGAAGCATTAATCCCGGAGCGCGTTATATGAACCTGCTGACCTTGATCATCATAAATCATCAACTCGCCATTTTGCAATCCTGTAATCCGGTAGCGGCGATCATCAGCCGCTATAAGCACCATATGAGTACGAACCCCGCCAATGCTTGCGGCAATCTCTTCGAGGTTACCCAAACTATTCTCAACGTGCGGAACCGACGTCAAAAACGGAAATTGAAAGCGCTCAACGCCTATACGTTTTTCTTCCGCAAACAACTCGATGTCGTGCTCTTGAAGTAGCTTCGTATCATCAACCTTCTTTACCAGTATCGCCCGCGATAGCATATTGTAAATGCGAGTAGCCATATCATATGGGGTTGATCGCATTTAGCCTGGCCCTGGTTTAGCCGGTTGTGGCGTACTCGCTCCTCCTGGTACATCGAAGTTAAGATGCGCCGAACTTAACCTGCTAACCACATGCAAACTTGCCAACGACCCTTGCTCGTTATCCTGAGTGAAAGTTACACGCTGAATATATAACTTATTATTTTTGAGCATCAGCATAGGTGAATCAACGTTCACGCTATCACCCACCTTCCACAATTCACCGCCATCGCTTTGCCACCCATAAACAACAATATCAGCCGTGATGTTGTCGTTAAAGACCCACAGCGTTTCATAATCCATACGTCCGATTGCTTCCTGCGTCGTTAACCGCCGATCCCCAAGAAACAAATATGGTTTGTAGCCCAATCCTTTCGCTCCCGGATTATCCGCGTGCGCTGCTGCCTGCGCCGCGCGTCTACCCCAATAACTATCCTTACCATTCGTCGCCCCATCATCAACATGTTTGGAAAATATTGTAGTGTTCTCTATTCGGCACGAAGCTGATTGAATATTTTTCCCTTCAATTAAACTTCCACCTGAAGAGCCGGTAACAGAAGCGTATGCAATCACCTTACCATGCTCATCATCAAACAGGGTAATCCCGCGATGCCTCGCCAATCGACCTAGAAAATTGAAAGTTGTTTCACCAGGCATAATCTGAGCATCATCAATCTGCATCTCAGATAATTGAGTAGACCCTCTCATCTCCAACTGAACGCCTTGTTTCTTTAACACAGCAGTCGCAATCGCTTGCCATTTCTGATTAAGAAATTGACCGCCGTTATGATCCTGCGGGAGAACCGAAGCGTCAGTAATCTTCCCAGCGTTTGACTTTCCAGAGATTAAAACATTATGCTGAAAAGCATCATAGTGCGCGTTACGACAATTCACTGTACCGGTCAGAAACAATTCGCCAGCAAACTTAACCGTACAATCATCACCCGGAATAATCTGTAACGTTGACCAATTTGGAGATGACTGACCGCCTGACGACGATACAGCCTCGGTAGCTAGGAACGCGAATTCACGCAGCGTTCCAAACTCCGCTGTAGCTTGTATCTGTTCCCACGCACTAAAGACTTGCGAGCCTATTTGTAGATCAACGGTCTCTTTTCGCTTTGGCATAACTATGCTGTAAGCAATATTCCTTCAACCGGACAAAATGCCGGATGAACGATATTGTTTTCTGTGATTAGTTGGGATACCCGCAGATCAGTATTGAATGGAGATTGGGTCGCATCGGGATAACGCCAGTTCGCTAATTTCAAAGCCGGATACGGAGACGCTGTTGTATAATTGATAATCGTCGGCAAAGGTCGCGCGCGCACCGTCAAATCATGAACCATTGCGGCCTGTAGAGCGAGAACTTCCCGATAATTTTCTATGTCACCACGATCCGCCAAAATTTCAACTGATGGTGTAAAACCATTCAGCATCCGGGTAAGATACGAATTAACGTCCTGCCGACTAACAAACGTAGTGTTAGCGGTTATTAGAACTAACGCAGATAACAAATAAATGATACCAGCATCCTTGACCGCTTGTCCTGGTAATGTAATGACAGGTTGGTTATGGAACTCAGTTAACACACGATACATATTGTCAAAGGTCGCCCCAGCAGCGACCGCCGTTGTAACAATATTAAGCATAGCATCGCCAATATGCGATCCATCAATTAAGGTTCCATACCTCAACAGCAATTCAGCATTCGTATAAACGTCGTTCGCTACGCGGCGCACATCAGATGATTGACGCCCAGTCTGCGCACCAGGCACCGTTGTAATAATCGCCATCGCAAAATACTGAACGATGGCCATTGCTTCTTTTAGCTCCGATAATGTCATCTATTGGTTCCGTTAAATGCATCTACTTGAGAATTCAAATTTCCAGCAGCGAATGCTGACGTGCTGTTCGCAGATTGTGAAGCAGCAGCTGCTGTATCCTGCGTCGGTGATGACCCAGCATCGGAGCCCGCTTCTACGAACATCATCTCAAAAGTACAGTAACCTCCTCGCTCACGCGTCTCAGTTACTGTATAATTTGTACAGATAACTTGCATCGGACGAAGGAGCGGATGAATTAATTGACCTGGCCCTTCCTTCTCTAAAGCATCTGTTAGCTCATCGCGCGGTCCGATATAATCAGGGCCAATCAGATAACCTGTAATAGGATGTTGAACCGCGCGCCGCCCCATATCTTCAGAGTAGGGCGTATCACGCTTCGGATATTGATGAACTGCCACGCGGCGTCCTGAAGCGCGAGCATCGTTTTCAGTATAGAAGATGGCGCCACGAAATGAGGCTTGCTGATACCTATCACGCCACGGATTAGACGGCATCCCATATTGAGTACGTCCGGGCATTAGCTATCAAACCCATCGTTGAACGCGGTCTTCTCCATCTGCCAAGCACGCCGTCGCTTCATTTCGGTTTGACTAAATAATCCATCGGCATCAACAACCGCCTTCGTTCCGGGAGGCGCGGCGATATCAACCTTCAGCGTCGCGGACCCTTCGACCTTAGTACTGAATGCTTGCGGATCGATGCTAGGCGTCATCAACTGCGGCGGTTGTAATAACCGTTGCCTAAGTTTATCATCATCTTCCTTACGAAAGGTTGAACCATCATCCGATAATCGTTTCATCGCCTCGTTGGATGGTTGTCGTATATCGTTTAATTGCTCAGTCGCGCTTTGCTGTAATCGCCGCGCCTGATCTCCAGTCTTCGTCTCTTGTTCTAATCCTGGCTTGCTATATGGCGCCGTCGCTTTCCGCAATGGATCAACTTCATCGCCACCTAGTTTACTCATAACATCAACGGCAGATTTTATATCTTCCTTTGATCGTTTTACATCAGCGGTAGGTCCCTCAAGCTTCAATCCTTTAGCTAAATTTTGGCTCTGAGCATATGCGTTCATACCCTCAACGATACCCTGCTTCGCGCTCTCCTTAACATCATCGCCGCTCGCGGGAGGTTCTGTTGGCAGCGGAACACTAGGTTGTGTGCGCGGAGGCGCCTGTTGTTGATGCAACAACTTCATAGTAGGCGAAAGATTATTGACATCTGCTTTAGCTGGCGCAGTCGGCTTGAGGAGGTTCCTAATATCCGGAATAGTTGTATCTTCATCCGGGCCGTAAGGCGACAACTTCGGTCCTTGTTTATCTGGATCAAGTTGATCATACCAATCTGGCATTGGGGCTGGCGCGACTGGATACCCCGGCATAGTCAAATCCGCGCCTTGAGCAAGAAGCGCGTCCCGCTCCTCCTTGTTGGTTTGCCCTTGGAAAAGTTTTTCAACAGGTACGGTAATCGGCTGCGTTGCGGTTCTCGGCTTTACCTCGCCAGTGGTTGCTTTGTCTATCGCTTCCTGACCTTTCCGAATTGCTTGCGGTATCCATCCGCCTGCAGCATCACGCGCAGCTTGATCTCGCCCTAGTTTATCCAAACCAGTTTTAGGATCAACCTCTGGTGGTGGCTTATTCTTCTCATCTTCAGGAGGCTCCGGTGGCCGCTCTAACATTTTTAGCAATAATTGACCTAATGGTGAATTGAGGAACCGTTCGCCATACTCCGGCAATTTTTCAAATCCAGCCGTCATTCCTTTCATCATCTTATCGATGCCAGGAATCAAACCGACCATAGCTTGTTCGTAGAACTTATCCCAAGTAGTCCAGAAGTCCGCCATCGTCGCTTTTAGCTTCGCGGCGTTCTCAAACATCTTCTTGGCTTCGTCCGGGTCCATCTCCTTCATTTGCTTTTTTCGTTCATAACCAGCTAACAACTTAGGTACAGACTCATCTGTATTCAAGAACTCGCGAGCAAAGCCAGCCGCCAACGCTGGATTAAATTCTTGCAATTTCTTCAGATGCTCCATCAGACCTTCGAGATACTTTTCTGAATCACCGGCAGCAGCAGCAGGGAAAATCTTTTGATACAGATTATCTAACCCCGCCGCCGCCCACTTTGCCCGAACGCCATCGATGTTCTGCCCAATCTCCAGCATATCATCCGCGACACCTCTAAATGTTTTGAGACCTCCTTCGATGCCTACCGCCCGCATCGCGCGGTCCCAATTGATTGCAGAACTTGCGTTCATATTCAAAATCGAAGCAGTATTCCTCAACGAGCCAAGAGTACTTGAGTAGTCAATCGCAGCCTTGGTCAACCCGATCATTGATCCGGTGACCGCCGCTATGCTTAACCCGGCTTTAATCCCGAATGACGAAAGTGCCGGAGAAGCAACTTGATTGATTGCGTCGCCAAACCCCTTGACCGAACCGCCGAGACCCTTAAACTTTGCTGTTGTTCCCTCGGTGTCGGCAGTCTTCTTGAAATCAGAGAATGCCCGCTCCATTTGCTTGAGCGGCGCGCTGGTCTCATCGACCAGCCTCGCTACCATTCTTAATACTGCGTCGTCGGGCATCTAGCGGCGTTCCTGAGCTGAGTTGATCTCTTCAATTAGACGATTGGTATAATATACGTCACGACTCAATTCGCTGATCGGCTTTCTAAGAAAGACATCTGGAGAGACCGAATAGTATTTCGCCAAACGGTAGCAATTCAATATCATAGTCTCCCCAAGTCTGGCAGAAAAAAAATTTGTACCGCCAGACTACACGTCGCCCAGTCGCGCGCCTTCATCTCCAAGATACTTTTCGGACTGATATTGGCGAGGCGCGCCATCATCAATGTCATCTTCTTGGAATCAATAACCGGCAGCGGCGGCCAACCGCGACTAAAATCATTGCTGACTGGATTACCAACCGCATCAATATCCATTGCGGTAGGTTCTCGAAAGGTTAGAAAGGTCGTGACCGGACTCATGTGAGTAGCGATCGGTCTGCCCAATTCTATCTTAACCTCTGTCGGCAAACCATCGTCCGATGGTCGCCGCTCTTCTTCAGGCGGAATGCTCACGGCTGGCGGGTCTACTGGCGCCGTCGCGCCGCGCGGCTTCGTCGTATGTTCGTTCATGAAGTCATCTCACTACAATTCATCCCTTCCCACCGAATACGCGCGAAGCCTTCACGCGTGTTCATTTCTATTCGTCCCGCCTTCCACGCGTTGCGTAGAACGTAGGAGTGCCCGTTGATAAGGTCCGCTTGGATAGTCGCGTCCGTGACTAGCTCGACATCCTCCCAGTTGATCGTCGGGTCTAACGATATGTCAGCCTCGATATATGGCACAGCAGGAAGTTCCTGATAACCATGCACACGATCTTGACCGGCAAGGCCGGTGCGCTCGACGCGACCCGGATTGATCGTCAAGTTACCACGCAGGGCGATAGGCGCGCCATCAGTAAACAGGAACGCAGTACCAGCGATAGCTTGTCCCACTTAAACCTCCTACTTGTTCGAGATGTTATGATCAGGCAGCCACAAGTTCGTCAATCGACCTATCATACTGAAGCCTGAACTGACCCAATACCGCAAACACACGCAACTGGTTGATGATATCAGGCGGGAAAAGTACATCAAGCCGGTTTGGATCCTGGACGTTCCGCTCCACGATCAGATGAGCCTTAAATTGGCGCGAATTTTCGACCAAGCCAAGATATTCCTCAAACTCGTAGTATGCGATGATCTCGGCCTTGATGATCTTTGGCGACACAGCTGCTTGACCGGGCCCCAATCGCGTATCATCATCGCAGAGTTTATGTCTGGGGAACTTCGTAGTAATGTCCGCCTTCAAATCGCGGAACAACCGCGCGAGCGTAGCCAATGTTGTGAGAACCTCATATGCGTCGTCCGGCACGCCATACTCATTGAACTGGTATGTCGTTGATTCTCGCATTATTATCGGAATGCTCTGCGATCCGACTTTCTGTCGAGCCAAACCCCACATATTGTTTAGCTCCGTAATATTGAACTGAGTATGCTTCGGAGCGGGCCAAATTTTCTGCAAGCCGAGGGTCTGCAACGGACGCGCCGGATCAGCATTAAACGCGCGCGCGCCCATCGAGCAGTATGCTGCCGCCCATTCCCAAACTGGCGATGGCGAATCAACTTCAACCGCCATTACTGATAAAACCGGATAGTTGTTGTCTTGCGCCCAAATGATATGATCAGCATAAGTTCCGCGCCGAGCCTGAAAGACCATACCATATTGCTCGCGCAACCACGACCAGCGACCATCGTCAAATCCATACTCATAGTTCCAATCGAGCATAGTATTCGTATCGGTCCACGGCAACGCCACATATTCAAAGTTAACGGACTCACCGAGATTGGCAATAGCAGTCGCACAATCCGGAATGCCGCTACCGCCCGCGAGTTTGCCGCCCAAATTGGATGGCGTGTTAGGATTGGAATAGGTAAGCGTGACCCCTGGAGGCATCACCTCACCACCGCGCGTGCCAAGATAATTATCGCGGATATCAATATCGTTGCCAGTAACGCCAACCCATTTACACGTCAATGTAACGACGGCAGCGGCAGCAACCGCTGTTACCGGCAATGTAACGCCACCCTGGACGCCACCAAACGGCTGGGACCCTGTATTGATTGCCGCCGCTAGATTGGTAGCAATGATAGTTGGAGTATCGTCCTGCAATACCCGGATGCCGACCAAATTGCCGGCGATATAAACGTACAGCGACCCCGCATCGGTCGCCGGACCGGCAACCGTAATAGTGCCATGCGCCGCCACTCCTGCCGCAGGCGCAGGAACCGGCAACCCCCAAACGAGCGTGGAAAAGTTATTATCGAAGAAACGATTGAACATCGCCTCCAACATCGAGCCCGCGCCGAAGGCTGCTGTTGCTTGCGCCTTCGATCCGATCGGAACGGGAACATTCATAACTGCGTTCCCAGCATCAGGTCCTGTATCTATCATGTGACCGACCATAAGTCCGTCCAATTGCGCGATCCCGAGACCCGCCATACTCGGATCAACCTGCAACCAGAAAAGCGGCATGCGCCATGAAGTAGGAATGTCCATAGAAATTGGCATTGCTATTGCTCCTGATTAGGCCGCTGCTGATCAGCTACCGATGTTCAGTTTCAGATGGCTTGTAGTGAGGCTTATCATCGTCGGATTCAACAACGGTCACGTCACCGTCTTGAATACGACAAAACGTAAATTTATCTCGCGGCCAAGTCGCCGGACCTTCCGCAGGAAACCCGCCAGCAGTAGGATGCCTCAGCCATTTGCGCAACTTTTCTTCCGTCATATGCGGCCGCTCCTCGCTAAGCAGCGGGTGGCTAGCGTTTGGCATAACCTTTACGACAGGTCGGATTTTTTTCACCATCTTTAGCATTTGAAGTTCTCCTGTTACGGTGAATGCGCGATACTGGCGTGTGAAATCGTGACGGTTTGATTCAAGATAAGATCAACGAAGTCAAGAATGATATCAGCACCGCTGAGTCCAACCGTCAAACCGCTAATGATAACATTACCGCCACCATCTCTGATGTGAGCCTCGACCAACGATCCAGCCACCAAAGCCGTACCCGACTTTGGCATACCGTTCATCGTGATCGCTCCACTCGCCTCAGTGAATGACGGATCATCCAATGTGATGGTCACCATAACCGTCGCCACACCAGCCGTACCAAGTTCCATAAAGGCCGGTTCAATGTTAGCGTCAATCGCATCGATGACTGCTTGCATACGCGCCGATTTTAACGCTGCCGCATAACTAGCCATTACATCACCCTACCGGCCATGATTACGCTATCAGGCGCTTCAACGACGACCATATTGCCCACCGCACCCGCTGACATTTGCCACGTCATACTCACGCTATCAGGCGCTTCAACGACGACCATATTCCCGACCGCACCGCCGAACGTAGACCACTGCCGATAGATCGTTGGCGGAAGCGGCTTCGTTTCGCTCTCTACTTGCGGCGCTGGCTTGCCGATGATTCCGATTGTCTTGAAGTAATCGTTAATTGTCGGCACAAACATTACCTGATGCATCAAAAAGGAGATCGACTGACGTAGCTCGCAGACGTTCGTTTCATGGATCAATGAAAAGGTCGGGTTCTGCCTACGCATATTCGGGAAGCCGCGCACTTGCTTTAGGAACTTTGGATCCGTCAACAATACATCCTCAACCATATCCATCGTCGCGTTCATCGCGATCAAATCATCCGTATCAATAGCTCCCGCCATCACTAACGAAAAATAAAACGTCATTGTCGGTTCGTATTTCGGCGGACCCGCAGTCGGGTCTCCCCAGGCCGGAAAATCCGTGTCCGCCGTCATCATCATACGCGGAAGGTCTTCCGGATTAACCAAATACATTGGCGTTTGCGATAGCTTCTTGATAGTAGGAATTGCCTGTATGCGCATCCACGCCTGATCAAATAATGCCTTACAATCGTATGGCATAATTTAATCCGTCTTGCGAATTGTTAGAACAATACCGCCTTGTCGATCTAGGTCCGTATCTGAAATCCGATAGTAGCCCGGTTCAATTTGATCATTACGCCAATCCGCAGCATCGACATATATTTGATCGTTACAGAGCGGCTCCACTGGGACCTCTGCGCGCCGAATGCCAAACGTCGTTTCTTGATCAGAGAATACCGAACCATTGTCTAGCTGGAAGTCAGATTTGCGTGACGTTAATATAGCTCGCACGCGATACGGATCGCCGCCTGGCTGAGAGACAACCGGGATGATAGTGATCGGACGTGCGAACGCCGTCATCCCGGCCAATAATGCCGTATCGCTGAAGTTGATCGCCATGAGGAGAGAGACTAGACCGCGCTAGGATTCAACCGCACGCGTCCTACTGACGATGGATTGGCGGCAACCTCAGAGGCGTATCCAATCAGCGTCCCAGCGCCGATACTGGCCTGTTTGGTACCAACTACCCAATTGATCGGAGCACCGACGGTCCAGGCTTCCGCCGAGACCTTCGGTAGCTCGAACACGCCAGTCACCTTAACCGCGACCAGCGCGCCACTCGCGGCGTTCATTGTCGCCACGCCTACGAGTTTGCCGATGATCACCAGGTCGCCGCTATTAACTGCTGCTGGCGCCGGCACATTAAGCGTGGTACCTTCTTCGATATAGTTTTTCATGTTACTAATCCTCTATTTGATGCTGCGGAGTTACGGATCAGGCGCCAGCGTTCTTGTAGAGACCGCGCCAGTGCAACGCCTTGACGCCAGCATCCATGCGAACTTTGAACTCCGCGCCATCAGTAGTCCAACCTTCACGCTGATCCATGAACGGAGTATCTGCCCCATCGAGATAAGTCACCTCGATGGTATCTGTCTGCTGCGGATCAGATATCATATACCAAGCAGTTCCGTTCAACCGCGCATCAGTGATTGGCGTAGCAATGCCGCGCACCGGGTTGCTGATCTGACCGGCGTCCCCAGGGATACGTTCTGAAGTCATGACAGTGTTCATGACCATCGCGTACTCCGGAGGAGTGAGGGCGAACTTCGGAACAATACCAACTGCGGTACCAATTCCTTGATCGTCCGTCTGGCGAGCCATAGCCGCTCGCGCCGCACCCACTGAGGTTACCGTAGGAGCGGCCGCAGTAGGCGCGATGTTTCCATGCGCCGTCGCGAACAGGGCAACGCCATCCTGCATTACCGGATTGCCGTTGATGATCGCGTAGACCAGATTGCCGATCGTACGCTTGGCGCCACGTCCCATCTTGCGCGGGACTCGATTGAAGAAACCAAGATCATCGTTGACAATGGCTTGACGAGTGATCGCGAACATCTTGCCGTAGGTCGCGATTTGTACTGATGTTCCGGTATCAGCCATCGTCCCGTATTTGTACTCACCGCCCTCCGGGACCGGATCAAGCCCAGGGAACAACCCGAGATCAATACGAGCAATCGGGCGGAAGTCAGTAGCCGTTCCTTTCGCGGTCCAGAGCGGGAACGTCTCTTCAATCTCTTCGTAACCAATCATCATCGCACGATGGGCGACGTTCCCAAGGATGTTCCCGAAGTCACTCGTTGAGTGATAGCCTGGACCTTCGGCCCGAATACTGAAAGCATGACCAATCATAGTCATACGATCCATCGCGCCGCTCTTGACGTTACGGAGGTTGAGCGCTGAGCGTGCTAACTCGCTCAGAGTTAGTCCGCTGAACTCGTTGCGCTCGCCTCCCGTAATATTGGCACGAGCCATAATGCCCTTGCTGACGCCTTGAACCCACTTCTCCAAATAATCCACGGTGACGGTAGCATTGACGCCAATGATATCCGGATTATCAGGATTGTTGGGCGCCGCGTGGATTTCATTCCACTTCGCAAAAATCTTTTCGCGAGCAGCCGCGAGCTCAACCCCAGAGTTCACCAACTCCTCGGCAAACTCAGCGGGAAGCTTGGCTGCGCGCACATGCTGAGTAATGCCAGCGACCCGCGCGCGTTCCGTCGCGATAGCTTCCCGCGTTGCCGCTTGTACATCAACTTGAATAGGCACAAGCGTAAGCGTCGGTGACGCAGGAGGTGCGGGAGGCGCGGGAGGCGCGGGAGGTGTCGGCAATTGAGCGACAACTGGCTCCGGCGTGGGTGGAGTAGGAGTATGAACGGCGGCTTGTGTCCCGCCGTTGGCAGGCATATTGTCCATGATTGGACTCCTTGGTTGCGCGGCGGGTGCCGCAATAGTCGGCTTTGCGCGAAGTAGCTTCGCCATTGCGGCCGCGTCAAGCTTCGCGCAAGCTGCGACGCGCATCTGTGCTTCATCAATGATATCGCAGAACCCTTTTGCCTTTGCGTCTTCCGCGCTTAGGTAGGTCTCCGCTTCCATCATCGCTTGGATAGTCTCCCGACTTTGCCCTGTGCGCTTAGAATAAATATCAATCATCTGTTGGCGTTGCATATCTACAACGTTTGCGGATGATCTAAGGTCTTCTGCGTTACCAACGACCATAGCCCACGGATCATGGAGCATCATCGTTGAACCCTGCATCATCTTGATACTATCGCCAGCCATCGCGACGATGCTCGCAGCGGAGGCCGCCATCGCGTCAATGATGACTTCGATGCGACGCTGCGAGGCGCGTAGGACGTTATAGATGGCGAGACCTTCCGCGAGCGACCCGCCTGGCGAGTTGATACGGGCAACGACCGTTGCGCCGGCTGGCAAGGACGCCACACTATCAATAACATCGACAGCGCGTATCCCGTCTTCAAACCACGACTCAGGGTCGATCACTCCGTACAGGATCAACTCGCCATTGGTAATTAATGACTTGGTCCCGTCCATAGCTATGATCCTTTATGCTGCGGCTGCTGGAGACTTGCTCATTGCGATTGAAAAATCCCGCTTGGCTTCTTGCGGGACCGGATTTTCGCGAGGACCGGAGCGGAACTTAACCCATCCCATCATATTCCCCCAATGTACAGGAATAGGAACGGCAGTCCCAGGTATCACAGTCATTACTATTTCGTGTCCTGTGCTATCAAAACAATCGTTGAAAAAATTACCATCAGATGACATCTGAAAACTGAGTCCTGCTGCCGTCCAATCTGCCGGCATCGTTATCCGTACTGGTAGACCCGCCGAACAATCAACAGCGGATGAGAGCGACTCACCAGCCGCAATGATCGGTCCGTTCACTACTAGTAATTGTGAAGCCATGTTAACCTCGCAGCGGTGCGCCGAATACGTTCCAACCTAATAGCGCGAACAGGATGAAGTGAAGTAGCGCGCCGCCGCTCAAGACATAGGGACCAGCTAGGAAGCCTCCGAACACCGCGAGCGAGAACACAAACCAGATCAGCATCAAAATCCAGAATGCTAAGGCGCGACTCATTTTGGTTTCCTCCAGCTATCAAACATAGGCTCCAATGATCCAAGATATGATCAAGAAGACGATTATCACCACAAGAATGATAGCCGCTCTGCGGGTGCCGGTGTCCATCAGCCACGATCACTTCCGCCGCCACCACCACCACCAACGCTTGGCTTCGGAACCTTGACTGACTGTACGCTGGCGATACCTTGGTTCTCTCCGACTGGCTCGCCAGTAGCAGCGGCGGACTTCTGCTCGACACCACGACCAGATACTTGACGCGGATCGCTGTCGAAGACTAGGTTGAGTTCATCAGCAACCTTATTGTCCTGAGCTATCTCGTTGTAGACCTGGAGCGGATCGTAACCATTGCGGCGTATCTCTTCGCTCCGCGAGGAAAGCCCCATACGGACGGAGCGCCCAGCGGCGTCAATCTCAGTCGCCGGGTCGATCATCTCGCGGCGCGGTGGTGTCCAATCGAGCCGGAACGGTTCTGTAGACCCCGTCATGACTTCGATAGCGTCCTGCGTCCAGACAGCGAGCGGGTCCATAAACATCGGCATAAGCATATTCCAACGCCAGCTATCTATAGAGCGCTGGTACTCTATCCAACCCATGCGGCCGCTCGAATAGTTGACGCCAGTAAGATCACCGGTGAGCGCCTCGTATGTTATGTTCATACCAGCGGCTATCTCGCGCAGCGTGACCTTGGAGTAGTCACCAAAATCCGTGGTCGGAGGCGGGGTGGCGAAACTAATTGATTCGCCCTCCCGCAACCGCTCGATCATTCCAGGTTCAAACTGTTCTATCGGAAACCCAGTGGGAGACTGCGCTATGGTATCTGGACCAGTAGGTACGAAACCTTCGACCGTTGTTATGAAAGCCGCGAAGCAAGCCGCAATCTTTTGCCGCATTAATTGCGCATCAGTATAGTCCGCGAAGTCCCGCATCCTCATCATAACCGGAGCAAACCAGGAAACGCCCCGAACTTGACCGGGACGGTCTACGCGATAGATATGAGCGACGTTATCTGCCGGGACCCTAGTGCCACGGAATGTAGTTTGGCCTAGCCAGCCACCAGGATGACGATCAAATAAATAGTACGCGACCCGCTCACCGATCTTATTAAACTCAACACCTTGTACGACTAGATTACCATTAGCAAGTTCGCTATCTTGAAATGTGTCAAGATAATCTGGTTCAAGAATTTGTAGTTGAAAGGGTAAGTCAAATCTGTTCTGGATGCGCCTGGGGCGCTTCCTGATCAGAACCTCGCCTGACTCCACAATCGTCTGCATCGCCAGGTTCTGAATACCGTACAAATTCTGCCGGCGTTCAATATCTATTTCAGAGTTCTCAAAATGATCCTTGACAAGAGCAAATACTTCAGCTGTACGCTTATCAAGCGTAGACGTAACGCGCGGAACAATACCCGCGCCAACGACGTTATGAGCGAGGGTTGCCTTTGCCCTGGAGGCAAAGGCATTATTGCGGCACATATCGCGCGCAGCGTCCCGGAGCCGAAAGTTGCCAATGCGCGTCTCAAAGTTAGCGTCGGTCCCGATAGCGCGCCAGCCTTGTGTGCGGCGACTAAGTGTTGCCGCATCATAGAGCGCCTTAGTTTGATCAAGACGCGCCATACGTGTGCGCGCTTCCGCGCGCTTCGCGGCCTTGATCGGAGCGACGTAGCCTATCGTCCGATCAAGCCAATTCATCGCCAAGACTTCCAGGAATAACGATCATAGTATTCCTGAGCAGGAGCAATACCATCGCTATAGCCTGCGACTGTAGTGCGACCCGGCGGAGGAGGAATTGCCCCCAACCGCGTAAGCTGCTGGAGGAGGTCATCACGCGCACGGAATAATTCTGCTAAGCTACGATAGGTAACAGACTTACCATCGTAGCTTACGGAACTAGTGCCGCTCGCAATAGCCTCATTGAGCGCGAGATACTGCGCGAGCAGCTGCGCTATAGGATCGACAGCGGGCGGCGCTGGTAGCGTTGTTCCGTTTGACATCGGTTATTACTGATGTTTAATGCTTGCCTTGCTTAGTCGCTGTAGCCTCTTTGGCCTTCTCTGCCTTCTCCTTCTGGCGCTCTGCGCGCGCCTCCTTGTCCGGGTCTTCGACCATGACGACGCGCGGCATCATAACATCTTGAAGCGACTCCACCATACGCGCCGCTTCGTCTGGCGTCATACGCTTTGTGCCGGCGTCTTGCGACGGTTTCGAGTTAGGCGGCAATTCGGTTCCGGCTTCAGCTGTTCCGGCCTGCGCCGCGCCGACCACCATAACAACTTCATCCTTCTCTGGCTTTTTACGGACCGCGTAAGGAAGGTTGTCGGAGCCAATCGTGATAACGACCAAGGACCCATCTTGAATCCCTTTCTGTACATCCTCATCGGAGACGTACTCCAACGGAAGCCGGAGATTGGTTCCGGATAGATCAAGCGGCGCTTCCGGAGCAGCCCAAACGCCGCCGCGCTTAGAAAGGATGCCGGTGCCGCCTTCCTTGCTCAGGATGCCGTCCACCGTATGTTCGTGCTCTTGCTCAGGCATTGGTCGCTCCTATCTTGGCTGTAACCACCCTCCGCGCTCACCGCGAAGCGATGTCTGTCTGCCGCCTAGCCATCCACGCCTCGTTTGAGGTTGATGAGGGTTGGTGCCTTCTGATTGCGGCGAAGTAGCGGGAGGAGGAGACGCTGGTGGCGCTGCCACCCGTTCTCCTCCTAACGGTATCTTCTGAACATTGAGTAGATGTCCAGCGGCTTCATTCATCGCCTCGCAATCGAGATAGTGATTGCGCTTTCCGACTTGAATCCAATCGGCGCGTCCGGACGGCGCGACCTGGCGGGTCTCACTTACTAATTGACGACAGTAATCCTCAGTAGCGTCTGCCGATAGCCAGAAGCCTCCGGGTTGATCCTCCGGCCACGCAAGGCGTTCGTGAAGACGTTGCTTCCAGAAATCAGTATCGAGCCGAACTAATTCAAGGTTCCATTCGGACTTCTGTCCCGGTAAAGTTACGTGAGTCTTGCCACGCATGATCGGTGCGCTTAGTGAGGCCCAGCCTTTTGCTGGTCTCACAAAGCGGCGGAAGCGGCGACAAAACTCATACGTGACATTGTCGGAACCGGAGTTAGGTTTATTAGGACGGAAGCCCGTATCAATTAACGCAAGCATAATGTGAAGATCACCATATGCTTGCGTTAGAGTTTCCGCGAGGTCATTCCATATCTCAGGTTGATCGGTGTAGCCCGCGAGTTCGCCCGACTCAATTTGCCAAGACGTAGCTCGCGCGCCCCAGCCTCTGATCGAATAGTAGAAGCCGTTGCCTTGAACGTCCACTGCGGCTGAGAGCCTGATGACTCCATCAGGCACTTCGCCATAACGGTGTGTCAGACGACGTTGTGCTACTCGATGCCAGTCCTTAAGGTCCGCGCCTCCCGGCGTATACAACTCGCCGAAGCCGGCATTCACGGCCGTCTGTACCATCGCCGGATCAGCCATCTCCACCGCTTGGAGATAGGACTTGACGCGGTCTCCGAAAGATACGAACGGGGAGGCGAGACCTGAAACCCAATAGGAGAGAGTGTCTGTGGTGGTCGGATCGCCTATGATCTGACCACCTTCGATGCGTTGCCCTGGCGCAACAAATAGACCGCTTGCGTTCATATATGACTTATGATCGTCGTCAATAATTCCGCCGCAGCCGGGACAGATGAGGTGGACCGTTTGGGCCGCCTCAATTGGTTGGAGAGCTTTGTCCCAATGCAGGAGGCTGAATCTTGGAATAAAATAATCAGCACAGTGAGGGCAAGGCCATGACCAATGATGTCTTGAGCCTTGCTGCCAGAGCCGCCAGATAGGCGACTCATAGATGTCCTCAGCAGGAGCGTCCGCCCAGAAGTAGAGACCGCTGTGTTTATCCTGGATCGTGGCCTCCACTATCCCCTTTCGGGGAGTGGAGGTGACCGCGCAGCAGAAGTCCGCATAAGTATCGCCGCGCCGCTCGACTAGTCCGAGTGGATCGCCCTGACCCTTGACGTTCGCGAGCATCTCGTCATACTCGTCCACGAGCGCAAGCGCGGCAGGGTCAGACTTTAGCGCGGAGGAGGAGCCAGCATGAGCGAGACGAAACGGAACGCCGCCGATGATCTTGCGGGTCTTCGTCATCCGCTTCCCGCGCGCCACCTTATCTGCGAGTGACGGCGCTTCGTCCAGTAACAGCATTATGCGCGGTTCAAACTGTTCCGTCAGGAACTGCTTGGTAGGACCCACGTATAAGATCGGCGCTGGCTTCTGAGCTAGGCGCCAGCCGACGACATCAAGTAGCAGATCGGTCTTACCCGCCTGAGCCGCTGTTACAACCACAATTCGTTTGGTCGTTGCTGCCGCGATCGCGCGCTCTATCTCGATGACGTAAGGCGTTAGATGCGGATCGCGCGGACCCGGAACCGCAGCGGTCCTTGGATATGTTCTGTTACGCGCCGCCCACTCGTCAGGATGGGACCGTGATGGGACGCGTAGGAGTTTCGCCAGTCTCTCTAAGAGCCGCTGCTCGCAACTCCAAACGGTTAGCTGCTCTGTTGAGGATGTCATCCAGACGGTGCTCTATCTCATCGCGAAGTTTAAGATCACGCGAAATCATCGCGGGTAATCCGCTCAACTCCGCTCGCAGATTACCGAATACGTCATCGACAAGCGCATAACTCTCCTCGATATCAACGACGATGTGCGCGCGCTCCGCAATTCGCAACTCGATCTCCTTTACGCGCGCAGCTTGGACGCGGGATTGGACGGCGGACTTAGACGTTTGGCGCCCTTCGTCGCGGAGATACTTCATAACGCCTTTGATCGTCTCAACGAGCGGCCAGGTATTCGGAGCGAGCGGCTTTATCCAACCAGCATCCGCTATGCGATCAAATTGCGAGCGGCTGTAATCGAGTAGCTTATGCATCGTCGCAGTGTTAACTGTCGCCGTCATCACCGCTTCGTTAGCAGACATTTATTCGTTCCCAGGGATTTTGAATTTCCTGAATATTTTTATGGCTTGGGCCGCGGCGTTG